TCGGACTGGGTGAGGCGGAAAGTGCTGGAGGCGCTGGAGACACATTATGAGTTTGTGTATGTGGACGCGGCGAGGGCGGTGTTTTACCGAGCGAAACCAGATGGGATTAATCCAGACGAGGCGTTTAAGAGGCTGGACGACATTAAGGCGAATCAGCTGATCGTGAGTATTTGCCGGAGGCTGTATCCGCACAAGGTGATGGCGCCGAGGACTGTGGACGAGCTGGTGAAGACACTGTCGATTTATACGAGCCATCACATTGACAGGCTGAATGACATTATAGTAAAGGTAGGTAAGGATATGTATTGGGATGAGGAGTTGGCGAAATTCACCGAGGCCCCTACCGGGGTGTGCATGCGTGAGTTATTCGACGCCAGTCCATTAGATGAGATTAAATTAGATATTAACAAGATGATGACTGGGTATATGGCGGCTATTTATAAGACTACGCTGAAACACCTGGAGAAGAATAATGGTGTGATTACACCATGGGAGCTGTTGAGCCCCAAAGAGCAGAAGGAGAAGGGGAGCTCAGTGCTGTCGCTGGACTCTGTTTCATTGAAGCCGTTTTGGGTGTGGGCCAATCAGGACTTGGACACCTTTAACGACTTGTGGAAATCGGTGGCCAGTATCTTTATGCTGAATAAGCCGAAGGGGGCGTTTATCTTAATTGGGCGGACTCGCAATGGGAAATCATCATTTATTAAAATGTTACATACGATGCTGGGGCGGAATAATACCTCAGCGGTGAAGTTGGCGGACCTCGAGGACCCCCACTTTGTGCATGACCTGACCACTACTATGCTGAATGCACCAGATGAGGATGACGAGGGGAAAGGGAAGGAGTTGGCGCGCTCCCAAAGCTATTTTAAGAGCATCTCTGCCCATGAGCCGATTCCGTTGAAATTGCTGTTTTCGCCTGAGCCAGTCAAAGTTAGCACTCAGTTTATGAGCTTTTACCCGATGAACAAGCTGCCGGAGTGGACCGGCAGTGGGAAAGAGGCGTGCATGCGCCGCAGTCTGATTTTGATGTTTAACAATGACCTGAGCAAATTTGATAATAACGGTCGGAATTTTGAACAAGAGACTTATACAGAGGAGTTCTATAGTGAGGTGGTGCCGATAGCCTGTGCGTTTGCGACTTATTATCGTACGCGTCCGTTGGAGTTCTCGACTACGATGCAGGCTAACCGCGAGAGCGTATCTGAGGCTATCGATAGCGCAACCGCTTATCTCAACCTGTTTATTAAATACTTCAGTGGCTACCAGGTGACGCCGCTCATTGATGACTATAAGTTGTGGTGTGCTGAGCAGGGTCTGACCTGGGACACCAAAGACTTTAAGGCGAAACTGTTAACGGCCAATTCGCAGAAGACCACGGCATATATTGATGGCTCAGTGGTGGCGGCTTATAGGTTCCCGGGGATGAAAGATAGCAAGTTGCCGATTTACTTGCCGCAGTACATGGTGCCAGAGTTTAAGCGCTATGTGTCAGATATTACTAATACGGCGACTATTGGGGTTGGCCCAGATAAGAAACCAGCCAGGAGCGTGGTGGCTATGCTCGAGGAGTATTATGCTGGCGAGAAGGCGGAGCTGCCTGAGCAGATGCAGTTTAAGGGGGCGGTCGAGGACGGCGACATTGAGGACATATTCTGATGAGTATAGCGGATGAGATAATTAGACAATCGAACCGCGCCCCGGTTTCCTCTGCCCCAGAGGGGTATTACGAGGACGACCTGGGATATTGGGTGGAGAACAATATTGATCAGGACTTAGCCAAGTATGCGGAGTATTTGCTTTTTCGGATATTGAAGAAACATAATAATATCTATATCCGATATGGGCAGTTGTATTGTGGGCATCGGGCGCTGAGTGGTACCGCACAGGATGTGCTGGAGTTGGTGGACTTACCGACTGCCAGATGTCGAGCTGGTCAAGCAGCGTGGATATTTAACCGCCTGAGAGAGTTGTCTCCTGAGATTGACGAGACTAAGATTAGGGTGTCCGTTGACGCGTATTGGGACATGGACGCGGCGGAATTGAGAGAATTAACAAATGTAAGAACCATAAAGGGGTGAAAATGCTAGAGCGTGATTTTAAGAAGAACTTTCAAAAAAGATTGAAAAAGGCGATTAAGCCGACTGCGATTTTACAATATAAACAGGATGCCACGACGGTGGCTGGGTTCCCAGATACCATTGTCTTAGGGCCAGAAGCAGTGGTGGTGTTTATTGAGTATAAGAACGCTAAGAACGCGAAGTTCCGTCCTGGGCAGAAGGAGTGGGGGCAGAAGCTGCTCGATAATAACTTCTTCTATTATTGTGTCTACCCAGAGAACGCGGACGAGGTTTTGGCGGAGCTGACGGAGATAATGAAATGAAATTTATCATTAGGTGCACATGTGGTGGGGTGAAGACGAAGATGGATGCGGCAATGCAGTTGATTGCTCCGGGGGAGCCGCTCCCGCCTGAATATAAGGGGAAAGATGCGATTAAAAAACTGGCCGCAGAGCATCCGAATACTAATCTTAGTCGTCATTTGACTGCACTCGCGAAGAAGAGTGGGCGATACTGCTATTATATTGAGGCAAACGATAAGGGGGATATTGTGGACATCCGCGACTTGTTAACTGGAAGGAAGATTTACGGATGATTGCGGCGGTGGCTTGTCAGTGTGGGAGTAGTGATACGATTGTGCGCGCGAAACTTTCTAAGTTTGGCTATGCCCATGCGATGGACATCCCAATTATTAAGGGGAAAGAAAAGAGCTTATCAAAGTTAAATACTCTCCCGAAGTTCCCAGAGTTACAACAGTTAAGGAATCACATTGAGCTCCAATCAAAATGGGCGGTGATTATTGGCTATGACGACAAGAGGCTGCGCTGGGTGGACTTAGCGAACGGCACTTATATCAAGAATGATGTGGACGCAGAGCTGCTTATCCAGCATTTTGGCATAGACACGAAGTGATTTTGCATAAACAAAATAAATATTGTACTATGAAAGTAACAATAAGGAGGGAAATAAATGCAGCCAACTTTGCCAAACGGGTTCATCTCAATCGAGGATGCCGTTAAGCTAATTCAGTCCGATACGCGCGCGGACGCTAAAGTAGATACTAAATGGTTGGTTCGTCACATTATCTGGATCGAGGAAGCACATAACTTCCGTATTCCGTTGATGAAGACTACCAGCGATAAGAAGGTCGTGCCTTGTGGTTCGAAGTATGTTATGGTTATGACTACCTATGATAAGGAAGTTTTGAAGAAAGCAATCCGCGACCATTACCGTGATATGGTCGGTCATGATTATGATGAGCCAGTTGTTAGAGCTGTCTCCACCGTCGCAGATGAAGAACAGACCGGTGGTGCTGTTCGCCCTCGTAAGTCCAAATCGATCGCTAAAGAAGGCGCCATTATTGGCACGGGCGAAACGATTAAGACGAACGGGGCTGATTTGTAATGGAAAGTATTAAATATCTTAAGTCTTTGATTAAGCGCATCGAGGACTCGGAGAAGAAGATTAAGAAAGCCGAATACTCTGGTCAGATTACTGAGCAGGAGCGCTTAATCCAGCCTGTGCTTAAAGAAATCCAGATGGTGTGCCCGCGTATCTGGGATGATTATATTAAGGTCGCGAGGAATCGTCGTCAGGAAATTTCTGAGGGTAAATAATGGAAGGCGAAGTGATTGAGGTTAAGGTCAAGAACCCGTCTATTGAGGACGTCAATCGACATCTCTTGAATAAGCTGGACGAGTTAATTGAGTCAACCGATGCGAAGACTAACCCCGAACTCGTGAAGGTTATTACTGAAAGTGTGGCTAAACTCAACGCTTCGCTTAAGGGGAATGATATTTTTACACCGCAGGAGACTGCGGAGGAGAAAAAAGCCAGAGAGTCTAAAGAGGCTATCCAGCGAGCAATGAAAGGAGAGTAATGGGCCGACTCCTTGAGAATGATTATCAGGAAAACGAGGTGTTAACCCCGGAGCAAATACACCAGGCTTTGTCTGGTGATTTTGAGGGGTTTAAGTATTTTTTTGAACACTGTCTATTAATCCAGGATCGCGATACGCGTCAGTTTATTCATCCAAAGATGAATAAAGGTCAGGAGTTAATTGCGCGAACTATTCTGTCTTATGTTGCGAAGAGCACTCGTGCGACTGTGCACAAAGAGTGCGTTATTTTGGGACCTCGCCAGTTTGGCAAATCTACCCTGCTCACTGCCATTGCGAACTATATCGTGGCATATGTGGACGGGATGGAAAACTTAAATGTAGTTCATACGATGCATCAGGCGACTGCGGCCGCTAAATATTTTAAGCAGAAGATTGCCCCAATCGTGACTAGTGTGCACCCATCTATCTTTCCGACAATTGAGCGGGACACGCTAGGCACTTCTACCCTTCTAAAATACAAAGACGTTTATGGGATTCGCCGTGGCGGATATTATGAAATCACCTCAGCTGGCTCCAACTCGGTACGTTCTGGTACTGTGTCTGTGTGGCTCTGCGACGAGCCGTCGGAGTACCGCAACCCAGAAGCGGTAGAGGACTCGGTATCTGGTGCTATCTCTAGCTATGGCTGGTCTTTCACTGCATACATCGGCACTTTCTCTGACCGCTTGACTGAATATTTCTTGAACAAGATTCAAACTGCACTCGACAATCCAAAAGAGATGGAGCTCGTGTTCATCCCGTGGTTTTTGGTCTACGGGCGTGAGGGGGATGGAGATGGTATAACTAAGGAAGATTATACTGATTATGATAAGGATGTGGTCATTCCTGAGATGATGAAGTATGGGGTGCCGCAATCAGAATGGAATGACAAGATCGGCTGGTACCATAGGCGTGCGTTGCGTACTTCTAAGATGAAGTTTGAGTTCCCGACTTCAATCCAGGATATTTTGAATCTCACTTCTGATAGGTCGGTGTTTAATAAAGAGTCGCTAGATAAGCAGGAAGATAATATCATCGCAGGTAACTGTTACCGTATTTTAACCGACAACTCGACCGGAAAAGTAGAGGCTCAGCAGACAGATATTTCCCCATTTATTATTTATCGGCCGCCACTCTATGGGCATAAGTATCGTATTGCGATTGACCCGATTACGGCCCGATCGGAGGACTCGGATAACTTTATTATGCACGTCATAGATACGAGCAACCATGAGCAGGTGGCTACCTTTGCGGACAGGGGTCTCCCAGATGAGGATTATGCGGACTGGGCGGTATCGATTGGCACGATTTATAACAGGGCAGAGCTGTGCCCAGAGATTAATGTGGCGAATGGGTTTATTGTGGCTGTGAATGCTCGCCGGTATTATCATTGGTATTATGAGGACAAGAAGGCTCGCGCGGATCGTGTCCCGGGTCTGCGCACTTCTGTGGCCTCTAAAGAGAGGATGATTGACGCGCTGGCATCTCTGTTAGACCGTGGCGCTATTATTATTCACGATGCCAATACTCTGGATGAGCTTAGGAATATGGTGAAGAAGGTAAAAAGCCGCTCCGATGGCTCCCGTTCTTTGCGAATGGAGGCGAAGAAGGGGCACCATGATGACCGCGTGGCCGCTCTCTGGATTTACGCTGGAAGTCTGAACCAGCGCGAGTTGGAGCGTGGTAAGCGTACAGGGTGGACAATTTTGTGATACAATATTAATTGCGAAGTTGCTTCTCGCACGCTGCATCGACAGCGAAAGGACAGTCGAAAGGCTGTCTTTTTTTTGTAATTATTTTTTTCGGTTAGCAAAAACACCCATGCTATAAAAGAATTAAGTCTAGCTGTATTAGTAGACTGATATCTGGTGCGCCCGACGGAAGGCAAAGCCGTAGAGCCAACATCAGGAGGAAGCCGATTAGTAGAGCAGCTATGGATTAGACGGAGTTGCACCCGCCGAATTGTAGTAGACGCAGGAAATAAAATTTAATCAAAAGGATATAATCTTTTATGGCTACCGAGTATACCACTTGGCAACAGACTTTGGTTACCACGCCAACTCAGCCATCGACTGAATCCGTTTTCGATTACGATATCCAATTCCCTCTTTATCGTGAAATCGTAAAGCGCGACCTCATCGACGAGCCGGAAATGCGCAAAGATCTTAGCTCCGCTGAATCTTTCTTCACCGGTGAACGCATGATTGATGCTGGTACCCTCATTGCTAATCTTAAATACGGTCAGGAACTTATCGTAAACGTTCGCAAAGACCAAAACCCATTCTCGCTCTTCCAGAAGAAAGCGCTTACCTACGCTGCTAACGGTGAAGACGAATGTCATGACCACATCGTTCTCGATTGTGCACTTCCTTGTATCAACACCTTGCCGACCTTCGAGCAACTTCGCTTCCGCTTTGACTGCGAATATGCTTACGGCGTCCGCATGTGCGACAAGAACAAAGACTTCTGGGATACTGCTTTCTTCACTCGTCAGTATGCCCTTTCGAAGCGTGCTTACCAGTTTGGTCGCGAAGTTGACCTCTGGAACAAAGTTATCGACGGTTTGATCGCTGCTCCAGCAGCTACTGTTGATGCTAAACTTGCTGCTGTTCATCCAACCCATTACTGGGAAGATCAAGGTTCAGTAGCTACGAACGCCCGCTGTGTCGTTCCTGAAGCTTTGTACTACTTGTACCATGCTTATACCAATATCAATCCAACCGTCTTCATCTCTGATGAATTCGCAACTGAGTTGATTAAGAGTGTTGAGACTATTAACAACCTCAACTTCCAACCAACTCGCATCAACACCTACGAACAGTGGCACTTGCCTGGCTTCCAGCTCGCTCCACGCGTTAAGGAAATCCTTGGTATTTCTGCTCCAGTAGTTGTTCTTGAACGCAGCCCATGGTTGACTGTTGGTACGACTTCTGAAGGCGCAACTACCTTCACCACTCAGTACCCACTCTGGAATGCTGATGCTACTAAGCAATATGTCGCTATCCTCGACCCACGCGTCGGTTATAGCTTCGAAAAAGAAGGTTACCACCTCGATATCAAACCATACGACTGCGATAAGCTCTACGTTGGTATGATTGATACCGTCTATGTCGGTACTGGTATTACCTTCCCGATCTTCGGCTTGATTATCGAGTTCGATCCATTCGAATATTGCTAATTATAGCGATTTGTCAGGGCAAGAAACCTCCTCCGGGAGGTTTTTTGTTATAGGAGCTAGATATGGCGCATAATATAAGTAGACGTTGTACATTAGAGTCTATGCTCGGATAAGGGGGTGTTGTCATGAGCAAGAAGAGAAAGAAGCGTAGAAGAACTCCGCCTCTGAATGCGAAGGACCGTCATCATATCTGCTTCCAGGGCAGGTACTGGGATAGGGGTTATGCCAAGGCAATCAGAAACGCGTTCGTCCGACCGGTGCCGGTGGTTTATCATCGTGAGCTTCATTCTCTACTCAATACCGTCCCCGTCCCAGACGGAGCGCTTCTCTGTGAAGCATGGGTTGAGTATCAGAAGAGCGCTGATGAGATTGACACCTACGGTGTAGCACGAGCAGCGGCTTGGCTCTATGTCCATATTCCTGACCCTGAATTTAGAAGGGCTATGCAGTTTCAGATTGATTTCTTCTCACGCAAAGGGCAGCTTTAATGGCTGCCCGCTTTTTTGTATAATTGAATAAGAAAGGAGGAAAATATGCCGGGCGGATACGGTTATCTATACAAAGGCACAAAAGGATCAAAAGAACATGGCGAGCTTGCCATCAATGTTATTACTGACGTTATTCAATGGGGGAGAATGAAGGCGCTGGACGACCCTAAGGCACAACTCAATAAAGTTATTGAAGAGGTGGGCGAAATTGCGCATGAAATTACTCGTAATCATTATGATATTGAGGCGCTTGAGCAGCCAGATGAGCTAGTAGATGCAATCGGAGATGCTCTCGTTACAATTATCATTTTGGCGGATATTCTAAACCTTGACCCAATCGGGTGCTTAGAAGAAGCATATGAGGCGATTGCGAACCGTAAGGGAACGACAAAGAATGGAACATTCGTTAAGGCGGAGGAGTAGCCAAGACGGCCCATGCGAAGGGAAGGTAATATATAGAACAGAGAAGGAAGCGGCTCGCGTGGGCAAGTGGCTGAAAAGAAAGGGCTTTGTGAAACACCCGTATTTTTGCACTTACTGCAAGGCATTCCATTTAACCAGTGATAAACTAAAACAAAGGAGGAGAAAAGATGGCAAGCATTGATATCGTAGGAGAGATACTACAGCATAGCGATGATGAGATTATTGAGTATCTCGATGGAGAAATGGCTGATGTGGCCAAGGGATACTCGGCATCGTTAAGGGACAATGACCCGACGAAGGTCCTTGCCGTGGCGGCCAAAGTGGGCCATATCAAGTCGGTTTTAAGGGCACTTAATAGACGAAACCAAGAGCGTAAGCTACAATAAAAGTATTAACAATATAGAAAGGATACTTCATGGAAAATGCTCCAGAAGCTGCCGGTGCGGCACCAGCCCCACAGACAGAAGCGACACCTACTAACACTAACCCAGCCCCAGCTCAGGCTCCAGACATGCACGGTTTTACGAGCGAACAGCTTGCAGACATGCAGAAGTTCTTTCAGGCAAATGGAGGGTATGATAAGGTCAAATCCCGAATCAGTAATCCTACTCCGGCCCCGGCTCAAGAGCAAAAGCCTGTCGAGCCAGCACAACCTGCTGAACCTGAGAAGCCAGCTTACAAAGCTCCAGCCGGTTCAATCACTCCGCAGGAGTTTCTAGCGCAGCAATACTTTGGCGCACTCTCTCGTGAAGAGAAATACGCCAGTATCGCTAAGGAAGTCGAGAGTGGTGCGGTCTTAAAAGATATGGCAGAATTTAACATTCATCCGCTTAACGAAGACGGCTCTTTGAATGATGCTATGGTTCGTAAGTTCTTGGACTTCAAAGCCCAGACCGTAGCTGCCAAACAGACCGCCGTTATGCCGGAGGCTGGCAGTGCTCCGACCGTAGACTATATCCCTGTTGAGGGCGATATCAAGGATATGAAACAGGCTATGGCTATCTTGCAGCAAGATTCTGCATACAGAAGCGCAGGCCAGGCTGGTCATCCAAATGCCAAACAGGCGGAAGATTTTATGCGCTCTATGCTAAATCCAAACGCCGCAAAAAACCCAGAACCTGCAAAGCAGTGATATAATAGAAGAGCATAGCTTTTCTCCAAAAAGGTCTTGCAAAGAACACCTCTCTTTTGAAAATCAGTCGGGGGTGTTCTTTTTTACTCGATTGGATACCGTATTGTAAAATAAAGTTATGGATTCATATGACTTTATTGACTATAACCATGATTGGAACTATCCAATTCAGTGGCTTGAGGAGTCTGATTTTGCCAGGACTTCTTATCACTACTGGTTATGGAGAGCTAGTTTGGCAAAGTTAGGGAAACCTTGTAAGAACCTTTACCAAGAGGAGTTAAAGACTAATCTCGCAAAGGTCGATAAGGTTGATCAAAAGAAATACGAAGAGATGTGCACTTGTGTGCCGGACGGAACGTCATTTGCCCTTAAGAAGGCTGCCGACAACCGCGCTAATCAGATGTCATCTGGTGTTGATACTTATGAGTACCAGATTAATGACCCGTATATGCTCATCGATGACGATACCGAGGATTTGCTGGCTGCAAAGTGTAAGCAGGATTATATTAAGAATAAACTTGGTATCTTATCTGCTACGTTCTCTCGTGATTTGACATGGGCTGGTGTTGCTGCCGTCATTGTTAAGTATGACCCGGTGTCGGACAAAAACCGCGTGCTTCGTGTGAACCCGAAGAATATCTGGTTTGATACTAAATACTCTTCTCTTGGTCTTGAGCGTTTCCGCGGTTACTCCACGATGATTAGCTGGAAGAAGCTTAAGGATATGATTGCTTCCGACTCGAACGAAGAAGTGAATCTCGATATCAAAGCCCCAGACCGCTCTATTATGAGAGAGGAGGAAGATGACAAAGGTAAGAAGCACTGGGTGCCGAATCAGACTGCCAAATATAGTAATCGCAAGATACGAACACTTAATGGTTTGGATATTTATGTTGAAGACCTCAACCGTCTTGCGACTTCTACTCAGTTATCTGGTGGCCTTAACATGTTTGATGAATATGACCACGACCTCCGTACTTGCTACAACTTGAACTGGTATCGAACTTATGCTAACGACCCAAAGAAACGCACTAGCTCGCTTTACAATGGCGATGATGTTGAGCTTACTGTGCTTTATGACCTCGACCAGAAGATTGAGTTTAAGATTATCAATCGTCGCTATGTTATCTCAGCGAACCGCAAGGCTTTCCGTCGCAAGATAGCTTTTACGATTACGAACCCGATTACTGGCGAACAAAAGAAGCGCATGGATGACTTCTGCCTCGATTGTCCGCTTAAGTTCCAGTTTGAAGAACAAGAGAATATGGATAAGTTTCCACACCCGTGGTCTCCTATCTTTTCTCTGCTTGATACGCACGATGAGCTTTGTGGCTGGCGTGCGAAGCGTGACCATGTGAGTAAGATTCTTTCTATTCTCCGTATTGAGACGAACGCAGCTGACGCCGCCTCTCTCCGCGGTGTGTTAAATATCATGGGCATCGTATTAGACGATATTCAGGGCGAAATTGGTACGATTAATTTCCAATACGACTATACGCCGATTGATAGCGAAATCGCCTTCCGTGAACAGCGTATTCAGCAGCTGTTGCATGCCTATGATCAGTTCGACGCGTTGCAGGCTATGGGCGACCGTGCAAGTGCCGCTGAGTCTGGTATGGCTAACGGCGCTGTGGCTCAGGGTCTTTCGACTCACCAAAACGCTATTATGGAACTTTACGCAGATATTGCTCGCCAATGTATCGAGAACCGCGTTGCTTACTCCTCTCGTCAGGAATTCCCTGTGAACAACTATGGGGAGAACTCGTCAATCACGATTCAGCAGATGGCGCTCGACGCTATTGTTAGTGTGAAGCCAGCTCTCGCGAAGAAGATTCAAGAGAAAGCTATCGCGTCTAACGCTCTCCAGTTGGCAGCGAACCTCGCTCAGAGTGGATTAATTAACCAAAACGGCGTTGCATACCTTATCGAGCAGGCTCTCATGGGCACAGTCCCGCGCAAGATTGCTGCTTCGTTTGTTCGTGAGCAAGGTCCGAGCCAAGAAGAACTCGCGCTCGCCCAGCAACAAGCGCAGAACGAGGCTATGGCTCTTCAGCAGAATCAGCAGGCTTATGAACAGAACCCAGTTCCTTATGAGGTTGATAACGTTATGCAAAACCAAAGCCCAGACGAGATTGACGAGATTATTGCTGGTCTATCGCAGGATGAAGGCGGTGAAGACGAACTCGTTGACGAACGGTCTCTTGCTGAAATGTCCACGAACGGTGGCGGGCCAGAGGGGATTGATATGGAGATGCAGGATGGAGCCTTGTCGACTGGTCTGGCTGGTTTAACCCCTGAAACTGGTGGTGAGTACGCGAACCCTAACTCAATGATTTAGGAGGGGTATATGGAAATACTATTCCATGACGATAACCCGATAATTGAGGCTAAGTCCTCAGTAGAACAATTCAATGGCGTTTTCTCCGCTGTACGCGGCGGAGTTAACGTTCCTATTGAGTCTGACCAAATTGACTATATCGATTGCGACAGAATTGTGTCGCACCCGATTTTGATAGAGTCTGACAGGCAGGAAGATTACTTTTATCCAGATGGACATTTTGTTGCTTCGAAAGAAGGAGTGTTGGCTGGCGATAGCGGAGATAAAAGAGAGATTCTTTTCCATGATGATGACCCCCAGGTTGTAAACGAGTCGTCTGTTTCTCAGTTTGATGATTGGCTAACCATCAGAGACGGTGGTGTGGAAGTCCCTATTGAGTTTGATCGGATAAACTACATTAACTGCGAGACGATAAACAGCGATAAGATTTTAGTACGCAGCGATTCAGCTGATGATTTTATATTCCCTGACGGGCATCGTGTCGTAGCAAACACGAGGATATCTGGCGATGCGGGGGAGAAAGCTTCTCTGTTGTTCCATGATGACGGCGGAACGGTGAGGCAGTATTCCTCGATTGATCAGTTTAATGACTTCTTGTCTATCGAGAAGGGCGGAGTTCGGGTTCCTATTGAGTTCGAGATGATTGATTATATTGATTGTGGTCGGGTCGTTAGCCATCCTGTTATTATCGATAACGGTAATCATATTGGTTATTATTATCCTGATGCCTATGTGGCAGACGTAGAGACGGAGTACCCGATGTTTGATTATGAGCGGACTGAACTTAGAGAGCTTCCAGAGTATATGGGGAGTGGATTCTACGAGGCTCACGATACGGGACTTGAGATTGTTAATGACGATAGGGGTCGAGCGCTTGGCGTGCGGAATGAAAATATGCTCAGGATAGGCCAAAACTACTTCTTGGCAGACGAGATTTTACCTGCGGACGACGCTGAATAATATAATTATGGTATGAGTGATTGTAATTATATTCTTGTTGAGAATACTTGCCCGGAGACGAATTGTTGTAAAAGGCAAAAATGTTGCTGTGGTCTAGAAAAGGTGAGCATTCCTGCAGCCCTAGGTGACGACAGTCCATCTTCTGAGGTCCGTCCTGCCGTTGGAGCATACTGCAACAAGATTGTTGAATATGAAGCAAACGGAGCTGTCTATATTTATAGCAGCGACGGTTTATACACAAGGATTAAAGATGGCAACTAAAAAGAAGCAGGTGGCAATGCGCGTAACGAGAGCCTCGCTTGAGCGGGTCGGTCAGGAGCGTCGCAGCAGGCTAAAGAAGCTCGGGGAGTGGATTCAGACTACTGCTGGCATTATTACTTCTGTTGGTATTATCGCTGCGGCTGCGGTCGGGGCTGGAACGTGGTGCGTCACGAAGATAAATGAGAGCACGAATACTAAGATAGATGCCCTCTCAACCCAGATCCAAGACATTAAAATGGACACAACGCGCAGTCAATTGCTTGTCTTAATGGAACACGACGAGAACGAAGAAGAGGTGCTTAAAGTGGCCCGATATTACTTCAATGAATTAGGTGGTGACTGGTATATGACTAGCATGTTTGAGCGCTGGGCAGACAAGCATGGCGTCGATGCCAAAACGCTATTGATGAAGAAGTAAGAAGGGCGAGGGGGCTCTTTTTTGTGCATAAAAATACACTGACGAAAACCAATAAGATATACTAGAAGTATGAATTTAGACGATTTTTCTTACACGGAGAACGATCGCAGGTATATAAACCCACAGGTTTCGCTCGCTGAGCAGAATGCCTTTATTAATAATCTGCGCAATAATCAGCAAGATTGGACCGCGCAAAACGCCACCGTTACGCACAATCTTGGCTCCGCTTTGCCAAGCAATTTAGGTGGCCTAACTGGCGGCAGCAGTTATTTTGCTTCTCGCTACCAGACTCCACAGACCAACTCGATGATTTCCGACCTTCGCGCTGCGGCACAGTCGCAGGCATTAAGCACCGTGATGAATAACGAAATCGCTAAGGCGCAGAAGCGTTATCAGGATGCCTACCGTGCGGCTAAGAAACGCGAGAGTGCGAACAGCAACAGCGGTAGTAATAGTGACTTGGCGGACTATCTGAAGGAGATAAAGACTAATCTTGCCCCAGACGATTCTAGTGACCCATATAAAACCGTTCCGTCTACGAATGAGGAATTTATAGCGGAAGACAAGGAGAGGCAGAAGCAGGTTCTTCGTGACCAAATAGATGCCGCTAGGAAGCGCGGCGCTGGCATAACGCCCCTTGATTGGCTCAATCCTTTTGTCACGATTGGCAAGGGAAACATTGCGATAGGGCACATAAAGAGGCTAGAAGAAGAATTAAAGAAGTTAGAAGAGGAAGAGTAATGGCGAGCAATTACTACGATGTCGTAGACGAAAATGGCAAAGTGATAAAAACCCTAGTTGCTCCAGAAGGCGGTTCCCTTGGAGAAGACTTAAGGTCTGGCAAAGAGGTATATAAGCCGAACCGCGAAGACGAAGAGGAGTTTGTTTCTGTTTCTGAAGCTAAGGTCAGCACTTCTATAGACCCATATGAGGGCACGATTACGTTGTCTGGTCCAAAATGGCTGATAGGCGAAGTGGCGAACTCCGATTCATTTAAGAAGAACTATACCGAGAATAAAGCATTGCTTAACGCTATCAATGCTTATCGCACAAACCCAGATTCCACCGTCGTAGACCCAACAAGCGGTGACCCCATCAAGGTATCAGATATCCTCAAGAGCTATCAGGACGGTGCTAATAGCTATGCCAATGCTTACACCCAAATTAAAGATTACAAAATAGACGCCAATAAGAAATACGGTGTAAACTTTTCTGACGAGAACGTATACACGGCTAATAACTTCCATAGCAAAGAGGACTACGACGCTAATGGTGTTATTTATATTCCTAATTGGGCTAAGGATATGTATAAGTGGGATGACCTTGAGTCGTGGGACGAAGAACACAGAGCTGTTAGCGCTAAGGACTTCTTTGAAACCGTGTATAAAGAAGACTTCGACAACAACACCGCCAGTAACTTCCAGAATAGTGCGAAAGATTGGATGGAAGCTTTCGCCAATTATAACGTTTACGACCGTGACGATAAAGATGAGGCAGCGACCCATCAGAGCAACATTGAAGATGAAGACTATGCGGATGAGGCGGCTCGCACAATCCAGATGTATAATATTGTGGCTCAAAACCGGCCAGATGTCGGAGCGGCTTACAATGCAACAATGTTTACTGTTGGGGCTTTGCAGACGTGGGCGCAAGACGCAGCGAACGCTATTGGCAGCGTCACCTCTGGGATAATGCAGGGCATTGAAGGTATTTGCGGAGTAGTCCCGACTGAAGTAGACGACTTCGTTTTATCGCCAGTGTACTTTAGTGCTGGGCTTATCGGAGAGATAACTAGTGGCGTTCAAGAGATGACAGACCCGAGAGGCTCTAAGACCGCTGTTACTGATTGGTTGAGCAACTTTAAGAAGGATATAGATGCGGCGTTTGATTTTAATAAGGAGACTAGCGCAGGAAACAATTTGGATGCGCGTAGGCAAGAGTTCAATGCGGCTTACGAAGAGCTGAGCCGTGAAATGCAGAACATCACTGGTGCTTATGTAGCTGGCGAAAAAGTTGGCCATATTGCATGGAAGATTACCGAGAATGTGCTCGTACTAGACAAAATTGGTAAGGGAATCGAAGGCGCTATTACTGCTTGGAGCGTAGCTCCTGGCGTCGCGAGCACTATGTCGAGATTCATGTCGGCCGAAGCGGTCGGTAAGGCTTTTAAGATTCTTGGTAAGAGTACGAACATTATTGCCCAGGGTATCTTAGAGACTTATTTTGACGACAAAGACTTGTTGAACAAAGCTATCGCTAGTGGCAACATCTTTGATGATGGCTTATGGGGGAAGTTAGCCGAAAATGTTATCTGGAACGGCCTAGCGGAAGGAATTGGCGGTGGGGCATCTTATTTCCTCAAGCAAACCAACCCTGGTCAAGCCATTTCGTTGATGCTTGAAAAACCAGTGAATGCCATTGCAAAAACAGGAAACAATGCGAAAGTATTGCTATCTATGCGATTGCATAAGTGGACGCCAGAACAATTGGCTGAGGCTATCCAGGCCGTTAGCCAAGGCGCGACCAAAGGTCTTAGTGCAGAGATGATGAACACTGCTTTTACGAAGATGGTGGCTAACTACCAAGACTTGGCTAGCCGTATTAGTGTTTTCGGAAAGACAGGTGAAGATATCGCAAATACAATCAACGAGGCTGTAGATGCTTTGCAGATTGGCAAAGCTCCAGAGATGGCTGAGCGTGTTGCGAAAATGCAAGATGATATTGCTAAAGAGGGGACCGAAGAGGCGGCAGAAGCTGTTGCTAAGGACGCCGAGGATATCGCAAAATCTGCAGATGTCCCTGCTCCGGCAGCTAAAACTTCTAATATCAGAACAAACTATGAGCTTTACCAGAAGACTAATATTATGCGTGCCAATTTGGAAAACCAGATGGATATGATTACCAAGGGTGTTTCCATGGAACAGACTCGCATGAATGAGGCTGCTGGGGAGAAGCTAGAAGAGTTCCAGGCGGCTGGCAATAAGGTGACTAAGCTTGAGGGTGAGAACCCACGTCTTACGAAGTTTGAAGAGGGCAGCATATTGTCAAAGGAGGGCAGTCAGTATCTTAGCTGGTCTTCCCAGATAGGTCAGTATAAATGGCGCTTGTCACAGCTGGATGGCCTCGAGAGCACAAGCAAGGAATACGGGGATATTCTAAATAAATTCTTCCATGGCTCCAGTAAGGAAGTAGATAAATTAACCGATTTTGTTAAGGCTGTAGATGATAAGCTAGACGAGTTAGGAGAGCTGTTGGGGGATGACTTGAAGGCGGCATACGATGATTTGTTACCAAAAGCCGGGGCTTATTTCAAAGCGAACACCGACTACATGATTCTCCATGGTTATTACACTGACGAAGAGGTGAAGAGCATCCTCCGTGCTCGTGCCCAGGGCTGGGGAGATGACGGCATAAACTACATCCCGACCCGACGTCTTTTCGGAGACGATGCGGAGCTTGGTTTCAGCACGGATTTAACGAGGGCTTCCAAGGATACTAAGAACGCGCTGTTCTTTAATAGGAAGTCAGCTAGCGATGGACTTTATCGTTTAGTCCCAGGCGACGTCGACACTGAGTTTGCCGATCCTATCATGACCTTGTTCTATCGACAGCGCAATATGGCCGCAGTCGCACAGGCTCAGGAGATGGCCCGTACTATCCGTTCGGCTTCGATTGCCTCCCGTGGCGTTACGAAATTCACCGATACCGGCATAACAAAGTATGATTTGAATCTGTTTGAGAAAGGTCTCGAGGGAGTTAAGAAAGAGTTTAACTCAGCATTCTTCGACTCTAATGGAGCTTTCGATAGAATCTTAAAAGAAAAATTCTCGGAAACAAATGCGTTTGGAGCAGCTTTCGACCAGAAGAATTTTTATAAGAAGTTCACAGGATCTAGGAGCAAGCTTAATGCCGCTGCGGGAAACCTAAGTAAGATAGACACCCCTAGCGCAAATTACCAATACAAGCTCATCCGAACTTTGCCAGAAGCCGACGCCGACACAATTATTGCCGCAATGCCAGAGGATGTTGTCGCCCCGTCCTTTAACATTAGAGGGCTTAGAGCAGCAACGCTTGACGATTGGTGGGCTTCTATCCCGAAGAATTCTCGAAAGACTATAGAGAAGATGCTGAAGGAGCAGAACTACTCGTTTAATGTTACTAACATCAAGAAAGTGTTTAGTAATAATGATGAGTTAGTCCCGATGATTAAGCGCGACTTTATTTACGACCAAGTGTATGGCAAGACCAAGTATTTTAAGGACAATACGGTATATACCGGCATCATGAAGCAGCGTTTCGCTGCCAGTGAGTATGTGGATAAGCTGAGTCTCGCGAGCGCTCAGGCTAAATATGAGAAAGCTTTAACCGAATACAATAAGGTAGCCGCTCAGGGCGAGAGTATGCCGGTTTTCAAGGCTAATGACATCAAGACTCTCGGTGAAGACTTTTCAAAGAGCGTCTCAGAGGTCTATACCGGGCTTGTCAAAGATATGCAGTCTGCTCTTCGTGGCACTAAAGCTTTCGATGATTTGGCTAAGAACCTATTAGAAAACGGTAGTGGTGCCTTCCGAAGCTTGGAAGAGGCGGAGGAATACATTGTCCTTACCCAGCTCAATAAGAAAAGTGCTAAGCAATTAGCGGCACCGCTGACCAACGCCAAGAATGGCGCGAAGTCCCTAGCAGAAACGAGCGCAACTACAGCTGCCGGGAACGCTAAGCAGGGCGCTACTTATGCGCGGGACTTAGCGAACAGTTTTGGTGCCGGTCTCAAGCAACAGATTACAGATAGGTTAGACGAGTTTGTGGGCGGTCTAAAGATGACTGGACATGAGGATGTTCTTGATCTTGGTGAATATTGGGATAGTGTTAAGAAGTGCATTTCCGACATTGAGCAAAAAGGCGGCTTCTCTATTGTTGAACTTGGAAAGGGGCAGCCAAGCAGGTTGAAGTATGACCTTAGCAGGATTGTCCAGATGGTTGACGCCGATGGCCAAGTGAAATTCTTTGAAGTTGACCCGATGGCGGCGGTGATGGCGAATGCGATACCAAATTTTAGCAAGGAGACTGCTAACAACGCTGTCCAGTCTTGGGGCCAATCTGTCAGAGCTCGCTTAAGTCAATTCTTCCGATTCGGCACTACCGGCATAGATATTCCGTCCTATATGAATCAGTGGTCTCGAGACCCGTTAGATGCGACTATTATGGGCTTCGCTCGCCCGTTCACCGATCTTAATGCTGGGTCGGTAAAGAACGTCGGCGCAGCTCTCGTCTGGGATTCTGTCCCGGGAGTAAGGGCTACTAAGATTGGCCAGAGGTTATTTGGCAATAATATAGTGTCTAATATTACTGAAGGCGTAATTAATACGACCTACAAGTCTACGCAAAAAGCTCTCGTAGATGAGTTTGGTGAGGACTGGTGGAAGGAGTTTTCAGAGTCAGTTACGAAAGGCTTGACCGGCGAAGAGGCAGAGGTCGCTCTCAGACGAGCTACGGTTGAATTCTCCGCGAGTTCTATTGGCGCAAATGCGTTGCCTAATATGGGTGGTATGACCACTGCAAAGTTCTTCCGTTCCTCTACTGGGGAAGAGGTCGCGCTTAGTGATGTTCGTAAGGAACAGCTTAATGCTATGTTCGGGCAGGGCGGCAAGGTATATGGCGAGGGCATGACGTCAAGCGAAAAGGCAACATTCCGCCAGGCTCAGAGAAGCTTCATGGATAAGGTTGACGATATCATGGAGAAGAGCTCGCGTGGTGACTTCCGTGAGACGTTTATGCGTAAAAATGTCTTCGTCTCGCAATACAACGCAGCGATCCACGCTGGGATGACGGCATATGATGCTCGTATTTGGGCGACCCGTTATGCGCTTGATGCTACCACCGACTTCGGCCGCACCTTTATGTTTGCTAATGACTTTATCCATAGCGTCCCATATCTTGGGGCTGCCATTAATGGTCACAAGTCGTTTATGAGACTCCTAACCTTAGACCCAGCTGGGATGTATGGGCGGTTCTTAAATGGTCTCGTATTCCCATATATGATGATGACCGTTGAGAGCCTAAGTGACCCGAGAAACCGCGAGGTATATAAGACTATCCGCGAATATGAAAAAGAAGACTCGATGTTCATTGTTTATAAGGGCGAAAAACTCCAACTTCCTATCCCACAACAGCTAGCTAGATTCTTAGCCCCATTCCGCCATGCAGTTGAAAAAGCCGCAGATGTTCAAGATATCTCCTGGTGGAGATTAGCACTTAGCGATACTCTCGGCATGATGCCGCTAGACCTGTCTGGTTTCGCGAATCTTGACGGCACCGATTTGTTGGCTGATGGAGAAGATGGCATCTGGAACAACATTAGCCGAGGGGCGGAAAAAGCTGCTTCGACGCTCATGGACCCACTCACAAAAAGTATTTACATGGTGGCCAGCGGACGCGACCCATATACTGGGCGCAATATTGATACATCTTATACATATTTGGACGAAAATGGTGAACCTCAAGTTATGGACAGCACTAAGAGTGATATCGCCAACTGGCTGCATTCTGTCTTCCCAGACTTGAGCGCGTCAGCGGCGCTTAAGCTGACCCAGACTCTATTTGGACGCTCGACCATATCAGTATTAGATGGTCTCGTAGGGACGGTATCTGGTAGCACGAACCCAGCTAGCGCGTTTAATTGGTTGGCCGATCAGATTCAAAAGCCTATCGATGGTGGTTCTAATTATGATGTTGCAAAGTCAGAGTGGCGTAACGCCATCAATAAAGCCTATGAAAAGCGCGAGGCTATGCTGAACGATGATGACTTCACGAAGGCTTTAAGTGCTATCCGCAACTCTAACACTCCAGAGTCAAAGCGCGAAGGAGCGCTAAGGACGTACAACGAAAAGATGGATGAGTTTTCTCGTTATGTGTTGAGCATCGCTAGCAACATGAAAGAGCGCTACCCGGACCAATATACTCGCACTAGGGCTGCCCAAATTGTCTCATTGCTCACGATGCCTACTGGGTATTCAAACAGCAATACCGAATACGCCAGACAACTTCAAACTGACTCTTATTATGATTCTAGGGCTGCCGCGATTCACACATACATTGATATGGGCTTCCCGGAAGATTATGCTGGCCAAAGCATCTTAGGGTCTGGATACTTCGACAAGACAACTGGCGAGTACAAGTTCAAAGAGTTCACCCCATATCAGATAGAGATGTTGAATAGCGAAGTGTTTGGCTCATCTGATCAATTCACGGCTATGATACAAAGCGCAATGAAGAGCGCAGAGATTAGCCCGTCAGACAAATGGACAGCATATTACTCGGCTAAGGACAAAGCGGAGCGCAAGGAAATATCGTCTGAGTGGAACAAGAATATTGTGAAGCAGCTTTATCCGATCTTCTCGAGGTACGGGGCTGATTCCATCTTGGGGAGCTCGGCGACGCGCGACGTATTGGAAGACTACCTATTGATTAGTAACCCATTTAAGGCTAAACAATATATGTATGAGATATTTGGAGGAACACAGTAATGTTCAATGAAGAAGAATTTGAAGCTCGCATTGACGCAGCCAATGAGAAGTATGTAACTGGGGATGAAATCCCGGATGCTCCTCCGAATCCAAACTCGAAACCTGTGGAAACTCGCCAGATTGGCACTGGCGAGGAGCCGTGGGTTCCAGTTGACCTTTATCAGAGAGACGCGACGAGGCGCTTTGAAGATTCGCGCAAGAGCTACCCACGCGGAAGTTCGTCTCTTGTCAAAGCCGTCACAAAGGCCATCATCAACGGAGACGATGGTGGCGATAGTCTTGCCCGCGCCCGAAAGAGAGCAGAAGATGATAGTGAAGCTCTGAAAGCGCAGGGATATAAGGACAGGGCGGAGATTGTTAAGCAGCAGTATATGGAGGAGAAGTTCTTACCAGCCATTGAAGCGGTGATTAATTATTCTAGCCCAGATGAGCTGCTCAACTCGAAGGAGGCTCTCTCTGCTCTCGACAAGATGGCAATGGGGGTTGGCTCAATGAGAGGCTATACCGCAGCCTATGTGCGCCAAGCCTACGGCGACCAGCTCGGTCAGAAAGAGGGAGACAGCGACCCAACAGTAGTGGACGCGGTCAGGCGTATCAAATCTTTGGTCAAAGATGACCAATATCGTACTGCTATTGGCATGGCGGTTAGGCTTAAGAAACAGATAGACGCTGGGCAACATATTGCCAGCGATGAAGATTATGACCTGTTAGGCCGCATGGTTGCCTACTCTAATTAAATTTTTATCGCTATGTGGAGCGCCGTTTATAATAAAGATATGAGTTTATGTAATATGTGCGGCGGACCATTGATGGGATGCGGACACTGTGGACAGTGCCAGCCTAAGTGCGGGTGCGAGAAAAAGTGCCCTAAACCATGTGGTTGCCCAGAGCAGATTCTATCTATAGAGGCCGATACGACGCGCCCGGCTTATCTGCGTTTTAATCTTGGCGGTCGCTCCGTCTGGTACGACTTTACCAGCGTGGTACGGAATACCGAGACCTGCACTTCTCTTAAACCGAATATCACCTCTCGCTCGCTTATCTATGATTCAGAATGCGGACGCCAGGAGATTACGGCAAGAGAGCTTGGCTCTATTCTGCATTTAGCCGATATTGGCGATATCGATGAGACTACGATTGGCGATAATGCTATTTTGGTCTATAAGAAGGACGCCGATTGTGGCGAGAACTGTGATGGCAAGAACGGTTGGATTGGCTTGAATCCAACAGAGGCTGGCGATACTTCACTCGACTATATCATGGGGTCGGATGCTGACGGTGAAGTAAAGAGCCTAATGCCACCAGCTAACTCCACTAAGTTCAGCTACCTTGCCTGGGCTGGCAATGACAAGGCCAAATGGACGACGATTACTCCAGTATTATCTGCTCCAACCGATCCGGAGACGGGCAAGGTATGGCAGGTATATGTTGACCCAACCTCTGGTGCGTTAGTTTATGTGGAAAAGGATGCGTAGGATATGAGTTTAACGAATATAGATGAATTTTACCGCAAAGATTGTCAGAAGATAGATGCTAATTGTATTGACGCTTATGTGGACTACCATTTAGATGAAGAAAACCCTGCTGGGCTTTGCGTCGAGACGAGCTGGGGCGGCGACTGTTTAGACCTCACCCCTATTGTGAAAGCCGCAGAGACAGTAACGACTTTGCATCTTTCCCCAGAGGAGGACCCGAACTGCTTAGTATTTGAGCGTGAGGACGGTCAGTCTGACTGTATCCATGGTGATGACCTTTCTCGTATTATCTCAATGACTAAGCTGAAGGATGTCGACCAGGAGACTGCGCCTGCTAATGGCGATGTTTATATCTATCGTAACGGCAAGTTTTATACGTTCAATCTTCAGCAGTACATGGATGATACTGCCCAGACTATTAACAATATGCAGGCGGCCATTCGTCAGCTCCAGGTGTTGTTGAATTACTGGCAGGTACCGCGCGACCTTCCGTCTGACGCGAAGATTATGCTCGGCAATATTAACTTGTACTCTGATACTGGTGCGGTTATTAACAGTTCTGGTGCTGCAACAACGCTCGACAAGAGCCACGGCATCTATGGTCATAACCTAGACACCGATAAGGCGCAAGATGAAATCTTCGGATAAAGGAAAGGAATAATATGAGTTGCGGTTGTGAGAACAACAAAAAAGTAAAAACAGTAAAGATTGGCGACGTCGCTATCGATAACTTGGCTTCATTGCCAGACTATATCCTAGCGGTACGCGCAGTCGAGGAAGAGTCTACTGGAGAAATTAAAGACGCGATCGTTCGTGTTCCATCAGAGACTCTCTTCCCCAATGCTAGCCAAGACAATGTAGTCGGCGAGGCCATTAATAATCTCGCTATCACGGTTCCTGAACGTCAGGTGCGTGCAGGATATATTAAGAACGAGGTCGGCATGAATACAATGCAATATGCTGGCACTGACCATCCTGCCATGTTCTTGATGCTTGGTCTGCATACGGACAACATCATGCGTATCCAGAATACTGGCTTCGTGAACCTCCCTGGGGGTCATGACTACATCGTAGACGCTCAGTATTACTTAGGCGAGAATGGCGAGCCAGTCACGGACGCCTCTATAACTGGTCAGCCACTGTTTGTTCCGATTAGTAATACCAAGCTGGCTGTTACGCTGGATGTTTCTAGGTGGTCTATAAGCGTCTTCCCGGATCCAACAATTCATTAAGAGATACCCCCTTCGGGGGTATTTTTTGGTGGGCATAAACGGCGATAGGTATAATAAAAATATGAACAACGAAATTTCGAATAAGCCTTGCGGCTGTGGCAACTGTGAGCCTATGTGCACAACTTGCGGTCGTCCATGGGTCGTTTGCAAAGGCGAATGTGGCTGCAAAAACTCCTGCTGCTGCAACAAAAAAGTAAACTTCTGCGAGTACGGTCGCATGGCCAAAGGCTGTATTCGTGAGGTCAAGCCAGAATGTCCGATGGCTGCGGTTATCCCAAGCGTAGTTGTTGACGACAAGAGTAACTTGAAGAACTTGGCTGACTGTTTTGTGCACGTCACAAGTATTAACACTACTTTTTATATCGATGACAAGCATCGTATGATGATTACCTGGGCTGGCCCAGTTGAGGTCGATAACTATGATTTCAGAGAAAACCCACTCGGGCTGCGTTCTCAGACGGTGTATGACTTTGCCAATAATATTGCAGCTTATTACAATGCAACGGGCGAGTACCGCTTAATGATACTAGACGAAAACTTATAAGGGGGTTTGAATGCCCAAATGTGATTGCGAAAAAGACAATAATCTCCCTCCAGCAGTGTTGCAGATCAACAACCAGGAGTGTCCTGTGGTGTTCCACAAGGTTGTTGTCCCGGCTGCGATGGGAGATGATATCGACAATCCGCCTCGTAACGGGCAGTATCGCAATGTCCTGCTTCAATACGAGGCGACTAAGCATGTTTACTTGTTCTCATCAGACGGCATTCCGACCTATATTTCTGACGGCGATGAGGACAAGGACACCACAGATTACAATGAGTTGACCAATAAGCCGCAGATTAACGATATCGAGCTTATTGGCAACAAGTCATTCGAAGACCTAGATGCTTGGAGAATGACGAATACCGATATTCAAAACATAATAGATTCAGTCGTTTAGGAGGCGACTAAAAATGCCTACAGTAAAATATTTAGACTACGATGGCTTGGTCTACTACCACTCAAAGGTAAAGACGGCCCTCAATAATAAAGTTGATAAGGTGAGCGGCAAGGGTCTCTCCACCAACGACTTCACGAACGCTTACAAAACTAAACTCGACGGCATCGCAACCGGGGCTCAGGTCAACGTTATTGAAGGTATTACTGTTAATAGCACTGCCGTTCCACTAACGAATAAGATTGCCAACCTCACCATTCCGACTAAGTTAACCGATCTCACCAATGATGGCAACTTTGTTACCGATGCCAACTACGTTCACACGGACAACAACTTCACCACCACGCTTCTCAACAAGCTTAATGGTATCGCTGCTGGAGCGGAGGTTAACGTCCAGAGCGACTGGGCAGTTACTAGCACATCATCTGATGCTTATATCAAGAATAAGCCGACCAAGGTTTCTGACTTTACGAACGACTCTGGCTTCCAGAATGCTACACAGGTTCAGAGCGCCATTAATGCAGCCTTAGCTGATATCACTGGTATTGAGTTCCAGATTGTCCAAACTCTTCCATCTACTGGCGAAAAAGGTGTTATCTATCTTGTCCCGAACAGCGGTTCAGGTAACAACAGCTATGACGAGTACATTTGGATTACTAATGGTAGCACGAGCAAGTTTGAAAAGATTGGTACGACCGATGTCGACCTCTCTGGCTATGTGCTTCGCTCTGACTTAGTAGCCATCACCAACGCAGAAATTGATACAATAGTAGCGTAAGGAGGATTCCTATGCCTACTATCAATTACTTAGACAAGAACGGCCTAGAGCATTACGATGACAAGACCAAGGCCCGAGAGCAGAAGTTTGCGATCGGGCAGGGGTCGACTAACCCAGTGTTCGACGAAATGACACCAGTTAGAACGTTTGAGTGGGACGTGTCAGATGCGACCTATCGTCCAATTTATCAGATGGCGAATACTGGATTGACCTACATCAATATGGACGTTACCGTAGCTTATCGTATTACGGTGACTGGCACGAACATCCATTCTGTGACCGACGTAGTAGACCGCTGGATTAACCCGACTAGTTATCCAATTACGAGTATGATGTGTCGCACACTCTCGACTTCAGCGGCTACTACTGGTCTTCGATATCTTCGAGCCGTCTATCCAGTATCCGGGTATTTAAACAATGCCACTTACCCCCTTGGTACAGAAATCGCAATGTATAACACGACTGCTCGTCATGTTAAGGTTGAGGTATTCAAGGACAGTTCTCAGGTGACATGGAATACTACGAAGCCTAGCGGCCCTATTTATGTGAGTGGCACATACAACGGCAACAATGTCATGTCCGCTTATGATACTAGAGGCTGGAGATTCCGCCAGCCTGCCCAGATGTATGCTCAAAATGCTGGCTATGCCTCTTATATTAGTGATTTTGAGGCAGTTAATACCGCCGCTGGAGAACTTAAAAGTGGAGCAACGGCTCTTGTGGCGGGACACTATGCGTATTTGGCTGACGATGGCTTAGTCTATGATATTAGTAATAAGACTAAAAATATCGCTATGGGGGAGTCAAAAATTGGGTTTATGAATAGTGCAGTAAATGCTAATACTGCCATTGGATATACAGTTTGGCGAGCAATTTCCCGTCCGAATGCTACTCAATTTGGATATTTTCAGCACGACACCATGGTTTTAGGAAATAGAGTATTTTTACGCTGTACTATGGATTCTAGTGGCAATGTTCATTCGGATAACTATCTATCCAAGACAATGAGCGCAGGCTATACATGGATGCCGTTTGGCTGGGCGCGCTCTGCTACCACGCTTTACGTCGATACTCGTTTCCCGATGTTCTACACGCTGAATACTGACGGGAAACTAACCCACATTAACGGCAAAGAAGTGGCTGGGTCTGAGGCGGCTAGCGTGGCGTGGGAAGATATTACTGGTAAACCTACATTCGCTACGGTTGCTACAAGCGGCTCATACAATGACTTGAGCAATAAGCCTACAATCCCGACCGTCAACAATGCGACTTTAACTATTCAAAAGAATGGCACGACGGTCAAGACGTTTACCGCGAATGCTTCCTCTAATGTGACGGCGAATATTACTGTCCCCACGAAGACTAGCGACTTAACCAACGATTCTGGATTCTTAGATTCTGTCGCGTGGGGTGATGTTACCGGCAAGCCTACTTTTGCGACGGTAGCCACCTCTGGTTCATATAACGACCTCTCGAATAAGCCGACCATTCCTGCTGCTGTCACCGTAGATTCCGCCCTATCCTCCACCTCGACCAACCCGGTCCAGAACAGGGTAATCAACACTGCCCTTAGCGGAAAGCAAGCCTCTCTCTCGACTGCACAGTTGAACGCTGTGAACTCTGGCATTACCTCAGCTAAGGTGACTACCTACGATGACTATGCTGATGAGATTGATGGCAAGGCAGACATCTCTGCACTTAACGATAAGCAGGACGCTCTGACCGCTGGTGACCACATTGATATCACGAACGACGTAATTTCCGCCACTGGCTATGTTCATTCTGATGACCCAGTTACGACCACCTCTTCGACCGCAACTGTTACCGGTAGCATGATTGCTAATGGTACAATAACAGCAGATAAGTTGGCGACTGGCGCAACTTTGAAGCTTACCTTATCTACGACAGATATTGGTGAGGGCGCGGCACTCGCAGCTAATACGTTATATGGAGTATATCAATAATGCAGAATAAATATCATACAAGGAATTGCCCAGATGTAAACTGCAACAACAATAAAGATTGTTGCCCGTTTAGAAAAATTGTAATCCCGGCGGTCATGGGGGATGACAGCGAAGGCAGCGACTGCGCCCCAGAAAACGGGGCCTACCGCAATGCTCTAGTAGAATATGAGGCTAATGGTGCGCTATACATATATTCGAGCGAAGGCATTTATACCAAGCTTTCTCTCGTTGCTAACGATTTCGGCATGGCGACTATTCGTTATGTTGATCAGAAAGATGCCGAAACCTTGGCGGCCGCTAAAAGGTACACTGACGAACACGGTGGTGGTGGCGGTGATGTAACTAAGGCGTATGTCGATGCTCAGGACACAAATGTCCTAAACAGCGCAAAAGCTTACGCTGACGAAAAAGATGCTACGGTCGCAGCCGAGGCCGCCAGTTATGTTGACGGAGAAATCGCCGACCTGAAAACTGAGCTTGAAGGGGAGATGGCCGATTCTATAAACGCGCTAGCCCCAGTGGCGGCTAGTGGTTCATACAATGACCTTAGCAATAAACCATCTATCCCGGTGTTCACGCTAACTACGACCGATCCTGGAGAGGGAGCGACATTAGCCGCTAATACATTTATAGGAGTTTATCAGTAATGGCATCTTATGGGGAAAAAGACTTAAATATTGGCCAGTACCCGCACATGTCAGCAACGCTGAATGTCACGAATCTTGTGCATTCTGGTACAACTTTGACATTTAAGGCTACTGTGAACATAAAAGTTACGAGTGGGTACATTTCTTGTGGCAGCGTGAAGGTTGCTTTGACTGGCGCTGGGCCTATTACGAAAAGTATGAGCTCAGTTTCGACTGGCGGGTCGGTTACATTTGGGACGTTTTCCGGCTCAATCAGCAATGTCTCTGCTTCAACCACTTCGAAAACCCTAAAAGTTACATTGAGTTCTAGCTGTACTGGTGGCTCAGGCTATAATATTGGCGGGTCGGCGGAATGGACTGTTACCTTTCCGGCATCGACTTCCGCCCCGACTGGGCTTTACATCAATAACATTTCCTCTACTTGGGATAGCGTTTCGGGTACTATTGGATTAACAAGCTATGGCACTGGTTCTGGCACTAAAGAGCTGACGATGTTGGTGCTAACCCAGACTTACGTTGCTGGCCTTCCACACAGATGGGACAGAACAACAAGTGGAGCATTATCTTACAATGCTACAGTAGATAATAATTCTACCGCGGCGGCTGCGGGGTCAATCGATATCAAAGGATGCGGGCTTTATTACACTGGCGTTTATGTCACTAACGGCTCTGTGGCATCTCGCTTCGCAGGTCCGTCAGTTTATACTCCGCCAGCTCCAGTCGTGCTCAACTACACCCGTATCGGAGAAACCGACCAGTGGCAAGTAACCTTAACGGGCGACCCGAATAACAACAATACAGATTACACTGCGGCGCAACTTACTCGTTCGATGCGATACAAGATAAACAATGGCTCTTGGGTAAATGTAGAGACGGCGGCAGTGAAGGCGATTGACGCCACTACTATCGTTACGATTACTATTCCGGCTGCATCTACCGCCACGATTGAGGGGTGGATGACTTACCAAGGTCTTAATTCCGAAATCGGCTCCATCACGATTGCTAACAGCGACGCTCCGGTCCATCTCTACGGTTCGGTAAATGGCCAAGCCAAAGAGTTAGTACACGTCTATGGTTCGGTCAATGGTCGCGCGGTCAAGCTCACAAAAATCTATGCCTCAGTCGGCGGCGTAGCCAAGCTAGTTCATGTGGACACAGGAGAATAACTATGGCAGAATATATTAAGACATTAAAAGAAGATAACGGAGACATCACCTACCCTGTCACTCAGGCAGGGGCGGTGCTCCTTTCTGGTGGCGGCGACCTCGAAACCGCTCTCAACAGCAAAGCTAGCCAGACGGCAGTAGACGGAAAGATAGATATTGGCGACGTCCAGTCGACCGACATTGTGGCCAACGCCGTGACTACCGCTAAGATTGCAGACGGCAATGTAACTACGGCTAAGGTTGCGAATGAAGCAATTACGACCGCTAAGATTGCAACATCAATTGCATGGACCTCAGGCACTTATTTCTCTGGATATAAGGCGAGCTCAAACACTGCCTATATGCAGGGAATTCAAGCCTGCATATATAACGGTTTTCTAATTGTTCGTTTTGGCGTATCTAAAACATCAGGCAACTTTGCGGCAAACACAGAAGTCGGCATTGGTGAAATACCAGCTACTATAAATGGCATAGATATATCAAGCCTAGTGACTGGATCTGGCGGGAAACAGAAGCTTTATCGTACTAGCGTGTCTGGGTCTGGTGGCGCTATAGGCTTTGGCCAGTTCAATGGAGTTACTATCTCTGTCGCTCCTACCTCCACAGCCTCATGGTTAGCTGGTCAGTTCATTATCCCACTTAACTGGTAAAGAATATATGTTACAATAAAAGTGTCCAAGACAGTCGTCTTGAACGAATAATGCGTATGATTGTCAGGTGCGCCATCACTTGTAATCAACAAAGAACCACCGATGGATTATCCGGTGGTTTTTTGATACCTTTTTCGTGGCTTGACGAAAATGGTCAGGACATTTATGTCCTAACCACGCCCCGACACAGATGTCGGTACGTTCATATTCAACTTTAATGGCTTAACTTATAATAAGAGATTTTATATTTTAACTTTCACATATAAAGAAGAGACAGAAAACTTTATATAGTATACTGAGAGCATGAACATCAAAATGCACACAGGTTGCTCGTGTCCACAATGCCGAAGGGGAATGAATAAACAATACAGGCGAGAGTTCCATCGTAAGCTCCGTCAGCTACAGAAGCGTCAGTTGAAGAAGACTGGCGAAGTTATTGACGCAACCTTCAGCATTGGATACACCGACTAATTTTTGTTATAATACGATTAGCGCTAGGGGCGCACGCTAGCTTTGCCCCCAAGATTCCGCCATGTAGCTAAGACTTGGGCGGTTTTTTGTTATAATATTGGCACACACCTCCGCACCGCCTCTTTCAATGAAAAGGGGCGGTCTTTTTTGATATAATGAAAATACCAGGGTCTAGCAACAGGGCAGTATTTTAACGGCTAGAATGTTCGTCTTATACACGAAAGATGAAAGTTCGACTCTTTCCTGCCCGACCATATTTAGCGGGGAGCAGATTCGGTAATCTGACCTGTCTCATAAGCAGGTAAAAGTCGGTTCAACTCCGACCTCCGCCACCATATTGGCTAGTAATTCAATGGTAGAATGTTCGGCTGTTAACCGAAAAGTTACAAGTTCGAATCTTGTCTAGCCAGCCATATTGGCCTGTAGCTCAAGTGGTTAGAGCACCGTGCGTACTATAAAAACGGAGAAGGTGTATTAGGGTTCGAATCCCTACAGGCCAGCCTTTGCCGATTCCAGGTCGACGGTATGTCCGCCTTCGGGGGCGGTAAAAGTCGGTTCGAGTCCGACATCGGCACTATATATGGCACGGGTGCCTGAGTGGCCTAAAGGGGCGGTCCGCAAAACCGTTATTCGCAAGTTCGAATCTTGTCCCGTGCTCCAATCTGTGATATAACTAGATTAGCTCTGGTGATGCCCACCCTTACCAGGGCTTTTTTGATGTCGCCGTTTATATGACGGTATAATTAAGTTATGAAATATAAGGTATCTGATTTTGAGGAAATCTTCCGAACCCACATCGGGGATGGGACGGTGGACATTCCAGACGACTTCGTAATTAAAGCCTTGAACTGGTCTTTCAACGCACTGCCATTAGTGCCGAAGCTGTCGAAAATATTTTCGTGCCATAAGCAAGTTCAGCTAGATGCCAAGGGGCATTACCGATTTAACATTAACGGCAAATTTAGGCGACTTTTAGATGTGCCGATGATGAATTTCTGGACTTCTACTGGCGGCGACCTCTGTAAACTTAACATCTGTAACAAGGACACGGTCGAATTTTATAATCATAATGGCATCATCAACCTCAAAGAGGCGGGCAAACCTTGTGAATATACGATTGAGCAGGAAGATGATAACATTTGGCTCGTGTTCGATCGACCGCTAGATATCCCGATAATTGTAGATTACATCGCATATGGCATCCCTAAGCCAGTAAAAAGTAAGGATGACGAGATTGAGATTTCTGGTATCGCCGAGAACCTTGTCTTAGATGTCATGCGTACAGTTTACTACCATGAGGCTGACGACTTTGCTTTTGCCGCAGACATTAGCTCTTACCTTGATAATAAGAAGGTGCTTGAAGCTATCCAGCAGCTCAACCGTCGCTGGGGTGTTGAAGAGCCGACAATCGTAGGAGAGTTCTAATGGCATGGCGTTGGCAAAATAATTCACACCCACACGGACGTACCCCAAGTTATTATGCTGGGCACAGGCTATATCCTGGAGCGTATGCGCCAACCGAGAGTCAAACACGCACAAGCCGACGCGTGCATGATGGTTTTTCTATTACTCAGAATTATGGCCTCGATACCACCTCTGATGATGTCAACTCTTCTCCTTACTCCAGCCCCTACTATATTAATGGTCGCTACAACTCCGACAACTTGGTGACCCAGCGAGGCAACTCAGCTTCCGTTCAGGGCACTAGGAGAGTATTCTTTCCAGATGAACTCAAGGATGTTGATGACATTAATGTCACCGACATGCAGACCACGATAGAGATGTGGCAGGGCAAGCAGATTCGATTTAAGGTTAAATCGCACGGTAAAGTCGTCGGGAACCAGCTAATCCTCAAGAATACAGGCGGCTGTACTGGCATCCTATCTATCTATATCTCTGCTACTCCAGATGGAGAACCTCTCTATGAGACCGCAATCGACCTCTGTAAGGTCTCCGAAGACACCTTCGAAAAGGTCGAGCTGTATTCGATGACGGTCGTACCAGCCCAAGTCAATCCGAAGAAAGAGCTGTTTGTGCGCATGGAGATCTGGGACGAGGTAGACCAGAAACGCTCAGCGAACCCATTTAATACTGGTCGCAAAATTGAGATTGCGGCGACTGGTCTCAGCAACCATGAGGCGTGTATCTACCGCTTACAAGATAAGAACGAAATGGTGACGGAGAAATATGACTATAAGCCGTATCCTAGCCGCCCATTGCTTGGGCTCATTTATAGCAGCTGGCACTCTATTCCAGTCGACCGTTTGGATAATATGAAAACTGGAGCAACTGTATCTCTCCACGGTCGTCGTTATGATATTTACTGTGTCTCTAATGGCGAGCGAGCCTACCTGATGCTTTACGACACCTTCGATAAGAAGCTGGTCACAGACCATAACGGCAAATGGAATTGGCTGGCAGTAGACGCTAGGGCCACTCAGGTTAATATTGCACAGGCCACTCCTCCATCTGACGGTGAGACCAATACTCCATCGTACTTCTACTTTGTCGACGGATACTCGCCGCTTACTCGTGTTCGAATTGGCAAGTGGGGCGAAGATACTTATCACTTCCCGAATACTTCTGCCGATGATATGAAGGCTAGTATTAATAACTCCGTTTGGTTTAACTCTGACCTCGGCAAAATGTCTGGGTATTATGTGTTCATATATAAGAACAACCAATGGTATTACAATGAGCAGGCTGTCAGTTTATCCACTTATGGGATTGAGCTGAAGCCAGCGTCAAAAACCCCGGCAGAAGGGTCGGCCATTAATGTGTCTTACACGGTGTCGATGGGCGGGACGAAGAAGGTTGAGAGCGTTGAATATGTGGACGCTCGCCCAGTTGTAGGCGCGAGCCTCTTAATGTTCCACAATAACCGTCTTTACCTAGCAGGCTTCCGCAACGACCCGAACCTTGTCCAGGTATCCGCTATTGAAGAAGATGGACCAAAGTTTAATATCTTCCCATACCGTTTCTATACTCCTAACCGTAGCCCATATGATACTACTCTTACCCCAGTTACAGCTATGGTCGAGTACGCATCGGACCAAATTATGTTCCTCGGTAAGACCTTCTTCTCTATCTTCCGTACTTACGGAAGCTCTGGCAGCGGCGGCTTCGAAGACAGCACTCCGACCCAGGTCTCTACATTTATTGACTCAGCTGGTGTACAGGCGCAAGGCGACGTTTGTAACTATAAGGGGGTGATCTACTCCTTCGACCAGAAAGAGGGCATTCGTCGATATGCTGGCGCTACTTGGTCTAAGCTTCCGACCACCGTGGACAGCCATTATGACCGCGTAGATATGACCAAGCCGCGTAAGATTTGGGGCTACGCCAATAAGCTTTACTTCAATTATACGGACAGCCTAGACGGCAAGGCGAAGTGTCTCATCTGGGATATGAACATGAACTACCAGCAGTACCCATGGTTCCAGGACATAGACATCCCATTCTGCGACGTGCGTTTCGACGAAACGGAAGAGCTGATGGGCATTCACCCAGATTATCCGTGCATCATGGACCTCTACGCAGAAGATACTTGGAGACGGCTAGATACCCCTATCGTGTTCCGACGCGACACTAAATACCTTTCTCTCCCTGGCAACGCTGCAGACATCATCGTTAAGCGTGTCCATGCTAAGATAATCGACAACTCTAACAGGTGGTGGTTCATGTCGATTAACGGGGATAAACAAAATATGACCCAGTTTAGGGGTCACGATAAGTGGTTTAGATTGCCGGTGTGGGATACGATTACGGTCGATGAGCCGGTAGAAACTCCGTTCCCGTTTGAGGATGCTTTCGAAGAGAACGCAATCTTCCGCCTGTCTTTGACGAATCTCAGGCTTACCTGTTCTTCTCTCCAAATTAGGATGAGGACAAAGACGTTCCGAACCCAGGCGAACCTGGTCTCTATCTTAGTAGAAGCCCAGCCGAAGCAATATCTCTAATCAAGACTTACGCCTAGCTCCTCTGCGAATAGGCGTATTTCTTTCCTTAGGCGATCAACATCAAGCTCGGAGTAGTAGAACTCTCCGAGTTTTTTGAGGTATACATTCTTCCTGCGAATCATGTCGTTCGCTACAATTTCCTGGTCTACGCAATCCAAAAATGGACCACAGATGTCCATTTGTTTTGCCTCGCGTATCATCATACTCTTAATAAAAGCAGAGTTTGTCATAATGCGTTTAAGTGTCGCCAAAGAAAAAACGGACACTAAATAGGCCGCTAATAGTTTATATGGATCATCATAGTCTTTGTGTTTGTTTATACTCCCCATGACCTTCTGTTCCTCCTACTTCCTCTTCGGCGAGAGTTTTCTTTCTTGCCACGGTTTGTAGCCTTGGAAACCACCCGCAGATTGCTTGCTGAATTGTGCCTTGGGTTGCTGTCTTTATGGTCAATGTCTTTACCATCACCCTTAGAGACTCGCCCCGATCGAATAGCAGAACGGCGAGCGGAGTTGCGCGAGGCACGCTCCGCTTTCGCCTTTGCTGAGCTCTGGAATTTTTCGTACTCGTGCTTAACGCCAGCAGCTGTGCGCTTGCGTTTGCCGTTTACGGTTATCCAGTATTTGCCCATTATCTCCCCTGAGCCTTAGCAATTTGCTGTTGCATTTTAGCATATTCTTGCTCGGCTTTTTCTTTTGTTAAACCATTAAGAACAGCCTTGAAGATGTCTGTTACATGTTGCTCGTCCATGAATTTCTTGCGAGCTTCCTCGAGCTCATTAGCCTTCTCAGCATTTGCTTTCTCGAAGTTCTCGAAGTCTTCTACGGCTTCTTCTGGGGTTGGGAGTGCACGGTATTCTTTCTCAAGCTCTTCGGTCATCAAGCCACGGCGCCAGATTAAGAACATAACACTATTGGCTTTTGATACCATCCAACCTTTAAGCATAGCAACACATTCTGGGTTATCGTTAACCATGCCAGAGGCATTGTTGAAAATCTCAGGAATATTGCCGTACTGCTTAATATCGGCTTCCTCTGTCAACAACTCTAATGCTTTTTTAATTAATGTATTTGCCTGTTTAGCAACGTCCATATTGCTCTCCTCCTTAATGTTATAGCTAATTTAACTATATCATGAACCGAAGGCTAGCCCAAGCCGGTTGAGGAATCCACGGTCATCGTCACTGAGATAATGTGCGTTATCATCATTAAGCGCAACATAGTTTTTGCCCGCGTTAATAACGAAGTTAGGATGTTTAGTATTGGCCTGTAAATCATAAATACTCTTAAGGCGCTTATACTCGCTATCTGCCAAAGTCTGTTGCGCCATGGCGAGAATCTGAGCAGAGCTAGTCATGCCAGCTCTTTTAGCAGCCGTGCCGAAACGGATATCCTTCCTATTAGCGTCTCTGAACTGGGTGTTATCGCCAAACTGGTAGAAATAGTCGTTGGCGTCATTAAGCTTTGTGCCGTAGCCAGGTACGCCAGTGGTGCTGTTCTGGTTAGATTCGTTGAGGTCTTTAATGGCATCGTTAATGCTGGCCAGTTGATTCACCAAATTAACACTATTGCTACGAAGCTTGTCCAGTCCAGTTTGATAAGTGGTTTGAAGCTTAGCGACGGACGGCAGATAAGTCCCAGTATCGTACTGCATCTTAGCTCTCTCTGGGAAGTTGGAATACATCATTCCTGCACGGTTGGCCCCAGACATAATGCTTTGGAACTGGTTTCTGCGGTTGTTCGCCAAGTTCTGCATCCCCAAGTCTCGCTGTTGATCTTGCGACTCTCGGTAAGCATCGATAAAAGATTTAATTTCGTCGTTCATATCTTTATTTTATAATAATAATATGAACAGACAATTAATTCCGCGTATAACTCCGCAAATGCTGAGGAACAATCCTGACCAGGTAACGGAGATATTAAACCGAGCAATTAATGAAATTGAGACCATTAGCAGCAACATTAATGTTTTAAACGCGAATATTGTCAACCTTGAGAATAGAGTCAGCGCCCTTGAAGATGGCCCGACTCCGCCCACCCCAACTGGCGAATATGAGCAAGTGCTCACGTTTAATCCGGTCAACATGGGCACTACCCCTGGATGGTGTTTAGCCAATGTTCTTGCTGGCTACGGCATCCACACTGGCTCATTCCCGAATGCTAGGTCTGACTGGGAGAGCCAGATTCAGAACGGCACACTCCATACTGGAACTCCGCCTAGCGACCTGCAGGTCCCAGTGTACGCAGACACTGGTACTGACGATGGCCATGTTGTTGTTTGGGACAAGGGCACCGTCTACAGCGATGGCGTGATTATCCCAGAGGGCCTCTCTTATTACACGAACGTTATCGGCTGGGGCGAACTCTGTGACGGCAACGTTATTGTGCGTAGAGTCTAGTTTTTCTTGGTTATTCTCTCCCTCATTTATAATAATGGTATGAGTTGTAATAATTGTAATCGCTGTGGTGACGACCCTTGCAGCTGCGGTGGCTGCAACCCAGCTCGTTATTCTTGCGATTTTTCTATTCAAGTTGACCCGTTTAACCCGTATGTTTGGCTTTTTGATAGCTGCGGTAAAATAAGCCGGGTCGATATTCCAAAAATTCCAGAGACTTGCACTAGCTTGTCTACTAACTTCTCCGCCGCTAGCCTCGTCTACAATAGTGAGTGCGGTCAAGACATTATCACTGGGCATCAGCTTGGTCAGCTGATTAATCTCGATGACCTTAGAGATGTTGACGCTGCGGACGCTGACTCCTGTGACCTCTTAGTGTTCGACCCAGGATGTGCAGAGTGTGGAGACGGCTGTAAGCCGAAGCCAGCCATGTGGCGTAAGTATCATATTCCAGATGCCGGTGATTGCGAAGTTGAGCCGGACGATGATGGTTACTACCATGTGCTTATCAAGGACGATTGTGGCTGTATCAAAGAATGCCGTCTACCAGTGGTCCCTCATGCCTCCGCTGTTATCAACTATATCCGCGACTCCGTTCCAGATGACCCAGATTATCCGTGGTACTATGGCTGCTATAACGATAAAATCAACCTACACCTGAGACAGAATGTTCCACAATGGTTTGGCAAATATGACCTCGAGATTACCGTTAATTACGGCATCCAAGCGGTCAAGTCCACTGCCAGCAAGAGCGTGAACTTCCGTTCATTAATGGTCCCAGTAGTTGAGGGGACGAGCATCAACGTAACGAGAATGTCATCTATTCTCCAAGACGACACTGTTTATTCGGCATCTGACCCTGAAATTCCGTGGGCTTCTAAGAGCATGCGCGGCTCGATTACCTTCATCGTGCCGAAGGGTAAAGAGGCGTATTTGCACCACGAATACCGCCTCCGCACGGTCGATTCGCATGCTGCCTACTATTTCAACGCTACATATGATGGTAAAAAGGTTCCTGATGATATCGCGGGGCAGATTGACCGCATGCCATATAACGCTTCTCGCTTGAACGCTTTGCAGATTATCGCAAAACCAGCTCGCGGCATATCTAACTTCGAGCCAGTAGTTGATTCTATTAGGAGTCAGCTTGATGACCACATTGATGAATACCCTAATATAGGATAAGTAAATGGCTAAAAATTATCAGTATAGAGCTCAGATGGTTATCGTAGAGGGTGGGTACCCAGGCGAGGAGCCTGGCGTAAACCCACCTGATACCTCGTGGCATACCACTAGCGCAACTAGTGGCTCTGCGACCCACACCTATTATTATAATGACTCGACCTGTGCGGCTAATGCTAACTCGTCTCGTACAAGCATCAACATAACAGACTCGTGGACTGTGAATATAGACGAACATAACAACATGACCGTGTCCGTTCATACTGTTATCAACTCTATATCTAGGGCTGCCTATCAGGGAGACCCAAATGCCTGCGCTAGTAACATTGTGGCGGACCTTATTATTCGTCGCCAGGCTGGCGGAACGGTGTTGGCTCGCTATAATAACCAAAACTTCGCCACGTATGGCACAGTTGCTTCTAACATAGACCTTGGAACGACTACCTTTACTCTTGCTCCTGGGCAAAACCTAAACCGATCGACGGTTCATTATACGAATGACGCTCACTACACAGGGGGTGGGCAAGAGGGCTTGTATGACGACGTATTTCGTATGGGTATCACGTTCAGAAACATCCTCCCTGCCGACTATCGCCCAGGTGCTACGCTTAATTCTGCTTGGCTATCGCATGAGCGAACAGGTGGCAAAGCCCACATCTTAACCTCTGGAGGAACCTGGAGAGAGATGAGAACGAATAACGGTCTTACAGAATCAGATAACCCACCGAGCATACGCACGACTAAGTGGATGAACCAAAGAAAGATAGGAAAAGAATAACCCCTCAAGGGGGTTATTTTTTTAGGGTAGCCGTCTGCGTGCGTCGTAGATTAAAGCGAGGAAATATGTTTATTTTTGTTTCCAATGTTTATTTTAACCACACTGCGAAAAGAACGAGAGTAAACCGGCGCACGCAAATAGCCACCCTAGAGTGGCTATTAGTTTATTTCTTAGCAACGTTTTGTGCGATGGTGATGTAGCCAGAAGCGGCGAGTCCGAAGACCATGCCGACGAGGAAGTTGGCTCCGAATACCAAACCGCCGAAGCCACCGATAAGAGCGGCAACGATGATGGTTACAACCGTACGCCAGTCAGCGTCGAACAAGCGCTTAACTAACTCGGTCCCCCCAGCTACGAGGCCAGTAAGAACTACTGTTGCTAATGCCGATAATCCTAAAATTTCCATTTATTTTTTCTCCGTGATTAGTTTGATAATGTGCTTAATAAACTCAATAATCTTCTCCAAGATACCTACCGTTGGGTCTTCTGGTTCTGGGGTTGGCTCTGGAGCTGGTTCAGGTGCTGGGGCAGGCTCAGGCGTCGGTTCAGGTTTTGGCGTTGGAATTGGCTGAACTACCTTATCCAGGTCCGCCTTGTTAAAGCCGTTCGTAATCTTCTTCGTATACGAATACTCTGTTAATAGGTAAGTTGCGTTGAGGGATTTGTTCAGAACGGTGCCATAGATATCTATCTTGTCACCCTTCTTGAACTCCTTAACAGACTTACACCCAGCCCATGTGGTGGAATCGAAATTCCAAAGTTTAGTTGGCTGCTTATTACAGATATACTGTGCTGGCTTATCTAATTTTGTCCAAACTAATTCTGCCTTTTTAGGGGCTGGTGGGTAATTGATAGCATTCGCGCGGTCGGCGATATACTGAAGCTTCGGATAGAGATATGGGCCAGGACACGCCGTCGCTGCGCCATACCAGTCCTTATGTCCAGATAGAGTTGGGTAGTCCGCCTTCGGGTCAATCCAGAGTTTGCCTAGCTTGTTACGCTTTGCGATGTCTGCTACCAGCCTGATGAGAGTTTCGAGTGTCTGATCTGCAACCTTCCAGTTTGGGCTTCCAGTTGAGTTGGTTGTCTCAATGCCAACCGTAGCATGGTTGCCGTACCAGTTGCCACAGTGCCAGGCGGTATTCGCCTCCGAAACATACTGGTGAATCTCTTTTCCTCCTACTCCGTATTGTGCAGAGGCACGACGCTTTGGGTCAGAGAAAACAGTGCCAATTGAGCTCAACGAAGTCGAAGCTGCATGGTGGATAACGATGCCTTTAATCTTATAGCCGCTACGGCCCACCTCAAAGTTGTTACCGTTGGCCCACCATTTCTTTGATACTAGACTGCTCTCGCTCATTTTTTGAGTTCCTCCGGCGCAATACCGGGACCCATAGCCTCAATCTCGTCGTTAAAGGCGATGCGGTCTTTCTTACGCATCCAGATGATTGCTAATCTTCCTTTTAGGCTCATCTTTTTCTCCTTTCATATATACTTATTATATATGGAAGACAACAATGAAGGCAAAACATTCAACCACGCCAAGGCTGGGACCAGCGACAGAATTGCTGTAATTGGGGAGATGGAGCACCTTCGCCGTCACGCCCTTCGCTCAGCTATTGTCGCTGACTCCGAAGAAAAAGACGAAGAAGCGTTCCAATTCTTAGTGTGGGCTAAACAACTCCAAGACCTGCGTCGCAATTATATGCAGAAGCACTTTTCAAAAATAGACAGTAAATACTGGTGTATGTGCAAGAGCGCAGCTTGTTTAAGGCAGCTAGCCTATGAGGTGGACGGCGGGGACAAAGACCTCCTAAGAGAGGTGGACAATCTAGTCGACGATATCTGGGGCACCGCTGTCGGGGAAGACCTTTCTGACTGCGAGGCTTGCAAGTCCGATCGAGGAGAACAATAAATCCCCCACCAGCGAGGGGTATTTTATAATAAAACTATGGATAAACAGGAACTTAAATAATGTCATTCTTAGATGAATTGAATGCGAACAGGTCTCGCCAGATAGAAGACCGTATTGCGAAAGAAGAGGCCGCCGCCGCTGATAAATCATCAATCGATAATTTTAACAAGGCTGTCGGTACATACCTAGACAACTACTCAGACTGGGCCAAAAAGAATAATGGCAAATTCGCCAAGTCTAGCCGTGGAGATATTGAAAAGCGCATTAGAAACTTCGTCAAAACATCGGGCATGAACGACGGAGAGCTCACCGATAAGTCGTCAGAAGCAGAAATTGCTCGCTATGGTGCGAAGTTTTTAAATGATCTCTCCGGTCTGAAAGAAGATGGCTCTGAATACACTTTTAAAGATTACCTCAATAAATATGGTACCGATAAAGAAAAAGAAGCGGCAGGACGCCAGCTCGGAGCCATAGCTGTAATGGAAAAATACCGCAAGCGCCGAGAAGAGGGCTATCAGGGCGATATGACCGATGATGATAAGATGATATTAAATAACGCAGAAAGTTCCCGCGACAGCGATATGAAGTGGCTCAATTCTGCTAAGACGCAGTACGGTACCTGGCAAGAGACCAACAGTAATGACCTCTATGATATCTTCGAAAATTACGAGAATTATATGCCGGCGAAGAAGGGAGAGGCCGCAACAGAGAAGGCGTCTGCTACAACTAAAACGGCTAGCGACGGCAAAACCACCACTACTTCAGACACGGTAACCTTCACTTTACCGAGAGCTAATGACCCGAACTATCGTGGCTTCGGTCAAAAGATTGTGGACCTCGGTCTTGCCACCGACAACGGTCTATGGGGCAGCAATGGCGATGTCCAGTTCTACACTAAGCAGCTTTACGAACAAGGTGCACTTGATAAAAACGGCAACCTCAAGATAGGCGTGCCGATTAAACTCCGACGCCGCAAATAAAAAGAAGCCCCTTAGTGGGGCTCTTTTTTTATTCTTCCTCTTCTTCTTCGTTTTTCTTTGCTGGGCCGCGTTTACTAATCTTTCCGCCTTTTTGCCCTGCACGTCGGGCTAATTCTGGGTTACTAGCGAATCCTCCAGTATGCCCGTTGCGTCCCCCGATTCCTCCTATCTTTGCATAGAAGTCATTTCCGTATTTTTCTTTGTTGGTTTTAGCGGCTTTTTGACCGCCAGCTTTAGTACCAGCCATAGCTTTTCTCCTTATGTTAATTGTATTTATACTTTAGCATGATGATACTGCTAATGTCAACTATTTTCTTTTAGTATTTTATCCATCTCGTCAAACACTCCACCACTAAATGGGTTCGTGATGCTGCGGACATTATCGTTTTTATTGTTCTCTTCCATCGCAGCTTCCCAGTCTGCTTGACAGGTATACGGAGAGTCGTAATAGTTCGATCCGACTTTTACTCTCCAGCCCTTCCAGCGCTGGCTTTTAGTGAGTTTCTCTTCGTAAAACTTAATGTCATATTTCTTGATGAGGGCTATCATATCGTCCCTCAGCTCTGGCTCATCTAAATAATCGGCATAAGTAGAGTACACCCTTAGAGGTTCATCGTGCTTCATATTATAATCGTGAACTAGTTTGAAACAGTTTTCCACAACCTTGAGGACATATGACTTAGGGTATAGAGGGTTTTTACGGCGAAACATCGTAATCAGACGCCCACTATGAATGCCGTCGTGGCAGGTGCGACAGATAGCGACCACACGCTTAAACTCTCCAGTAGTGTGGGCATAATCGTAGCTAAACAATTCATGGGCGTGCAAGTCTCTCTTCTCTGGCTCTCTTCCGCAGATTTCACATTTGTACCCAGCTTCATAATAAGCACGCTTACGCATAAAGTCCCACGAGGTTTTGCCAAAGATGGTGCGAGGCTGCATGCCTTTGCCATGGAGTGGACGAGGAATATTTGGCATCGTGATAAGCGGCACGCCAGTTCCCTCGGGACACTCCCAGTGGGTTACCTTGACGATATCGGGAGAGAAAGAAGATGATAGTGAATTATCTTCTTTAGTCATTCTCTCTACTCTCCTCGAAGTCCTCAACCACATAAGCCGCCTTTGAGACCTTCAAAATAATATCTTCCACCGGCGCCTTCATATCTTTCGCCATCTCGGAGATACCAATAGCCGTAGCCATAATAAGGTCAGTACCTGAACCGACAGCTGCTCGAATCGTCTGCCCAGTAGTTTCGCTACCGATTACCATCGTCGCAAAGATGCTACGATCTTCGTCGTCTTTTGCTATTTCTTGTATTCTTCTTGCGAGCCTTGCGAGCTCTTCCATTTTTGCTTTTTCGTCCATCTTCTTCCTTTCTTTTAAATATGGTTCCACTTAATATACATAGTATCGCCATAGCAATAAGCTCTGCTACAACGAATATCATTACACCCATTAAAAGTAAATCTACTAACATATTATTTTTTTAATTTATTATACAGGTCCCGATAGAACTTCTCTTGCTCAGCGAAATATTTTTTAGCCTCTTCGTTTAGTATCCATGGAGCCTTCGTGCACATCACATCCACCTCTGCACGCTTCCAGTCCCAGAAGGTCTTGTCAGCCAGATATTCTCGCTCGTCGTCCGATAATTTGATTTTCATTTAAGTGTCTTCCTCAATATGTAGCCAGTGCTTTCTACTCCATCAGGCAATTCGCCGTGGAGTTCAAGGTATGATTTTACCTTCTTATTGTCTAGCACCTTCTTGGTTTCTATCACATCATCAGTAACGAAGTCTAGCGGCACCGTTGCTTTGAACTTACCGCTCGGCGTGAGCTTGAGTTTAATAAACTCGTTCTCATGCTCCATGATGCCGTTACTGGTCATATACTCTTTAACCATAAGCCAGAGAGCCTCAAGAGCTTCATCGTTGTGTTTCTTCTCTGCCAAGTATTCGGCGAACTGTTTGTTTTGGAGAGCTAACTCATCAGCACGGACCGCTAAGCTTTTCTCTTTGTTTACTGCCTCGTCGATTAACTGATCGAGAGCCTCTAAATTCTTATCCATTATTTTCCTTTCCGCTCGCTTCGAGCAATCTATTTATTTGATGACTAATAACGTCTTCATGGTGAGAGTCTGGGAGCTCCTCGAATAATAGCACTATTGAATTGCTAAAGCTGTCTATGCGCGCTGAGACACACCGCCAGCTAAAATGATTAGCCTGTATCGCCCCTTCTTTCAGGCGAGACAATAGCGCATCTTTGAAATACTTAATATCCCTGTCATATATGGCTCTCTTCACTTCAGCCGTGGCTAATCTTATTCCGAGGAACTTCCTCTGCTCGCTCATTTTCTTCCCTTCGTTCCATCTACTTTTGCCAAAATTAGGAACTCCGCTCCGATGGCAATATCAATTAATCCCTGGGTATGGTCGCCATCAATCTGTTGGACTAGCCCTATAATCATCCATGAAATCCCGAGTAGCCACCACACTAAGTCAGTTTTCATTTTGCTTCCTCTCCAACCGCTACGTCGAATGCGTCGCATTCTAAAACTGCTTCGGCCGTGTTATCAGGGAACTTAACTGCATAGACAAACATGTTGCGTCTTCCATCAAAGCGACTTCCTAATATCTGCCCAATCATAAATCTGTCGCAATCTCTTCCATAGCCGAAGCGAAGCACTCCACATACAGACCCGATCGGTCGTGGCGTTGGCTGGTTTTTCTCTTTTCTCTTATGTCCAAATATCATTTTCCCTCCTCTGGCCTATGCATAAAGAACCTTGTGTGGATGTTTGGCTCCCCATCTTCCGTCAGGCACTCGTGGCAGTCAGCAGTATAGCCAACCATTTGTGGATGGGTTTGTTTCATTAGCTCATATATTTTCATCTGATAGTCATCGATCTGTTCAGCCACAGACCTATTTAGCAGGTTTGGCTCGATATTATGCATCTGCCCGTTGTATCGTTCATATTTACTCATTCTTCCTCCTTAAGGGTAGTTACGAAGCGTGTTTTTGGCGGATTCACAAGTTTTCTAAACTCCATATATTCTTCAACGCTCATAATAAGCATCATTCCATTATCATAAACCGTCATTCTTCCCCCTCCACGAGGTTGAACTCGCCGTCTCTACGATTTATTACAAACAGCTTATCTTCGTCATCTAAGTAAACATATTCTTCTTCACGATAAGGGTTTTCTTGCACACCTTCGCCTTCTAGAATACGCATATAAATTGCGTTTACTCTTTTAATTTCTCGTATGTTTCTCATTCTTCCTCGCTTTACGAATAGCTCGTAAGATTATTTTCTTCATGTTCTTGAGGTCCATTCTTTCTCCTTATGGTTACTGGCTGCCGCTTTGCGGGAAGGTATATGCCGCCGCTTTGGCTCATTTAACGGATGTGTCATATGAAAGATTCCGGCTTAAACATATGCACAACTTCTACCGCGAGGGGGGCGCTAACATGCTGGAAAAGGCTATTATTATTTTTTGCGCACATCCCTTTAGGTCGCACCAGCTTGTTAAGCTACTTCTTTTCTTCTTCCGCTGCCTCATCAAGCATACCGCTGATGAGTTTCAACACAGTATCCACAGGCATATCAGTCGCTGCGGCAATATCCTCGACCATATGGCAGATAAAAGCTATCATTGTTGCCGGTTTCGCATGGGTAGCTCTTGTAACATAATCGCCTCGCGAGACTAGAATAGCAGACTCAAGGTCTCCTGTTTCTTCGATTTTGTCGTTAAGTTGTTTAACGGCAACATTAATTTCTTCTGGTACTTTTTTAGTTGACATAGCCCTTCTCCTTTCTTGTTAATTAAAATGGTACGTCACTTAAATCAATTTCGTCGTCGCTAATTTCTTCGGCGTCAGCCATCGGGTCTTCTGCCTTAGCATCGTTGTCACGACGCATAGCAACATTGCGATTAGTGAACTCCGCACGAGCATATTTGCCCTCGGTGTAAACTTCGATTTCGACTTCAGGTTTCTTAGCGAGAAGTGTATCAAAAGCCTTCTTGTATGCCTTAGTGGCATAGTCGAAGCTATCTTTAGATTCTGCCATTTCGCAACATTTTCTTGCCTTCTCTTCGGTTGTGCCGAGAGCGATAAGCAATTCTTTCATATGATGGATACGCCAGTTGTTATTATCCTTGCTCATCCAGTGATCAGCAGTCGGGAACTGAACGTCATCAGTTTCTTCGAAGTGGAACTTGAGGACCACATTGCCTTTTGAGCCAGCCTCTTTCATCTCAACGCCGTCGCACTTTACTTTATAAGTGCCGTCCTCTGCGTAATTTTTGTATTGTGATGCGTATTTACTTTCTACGTCATCCCAGTTAATTGCCATACCTATTTCTCCTTTTCTTTGTTATTAATTGGCTTTAATACTTCATTGATATCGGTCTGGTCAATATCGACCTCGCCTGTTTTACCAAGGCGGTTTTTCGCAAGAGCGATACCATCACTTTCGAGTACCAACTTGCGTGAACCATCTAGGTCTTTCTTGAGATAGAACACATTATCACACCATTCAACAAAGGTGTTCATCGTGTTCACATCAATCTTTGGTGCAATCTGCTTAGTGTCTACACCCTCTGCATCGTGCATGTTTTTCATTTCTGCATGAGCGACTAAGCAGATGCCGTAGCCTTTCTTATTTAAGACTACTAAGTACGGTAAGAGTTTCGAACGAACCTCGTTCTCAAGAATCTGCTTACCAGCACCATAGCCGCCATTTGAGCGGACCAAGGTTTCTTTAAGGTTTTTAGAGTCAATGCCAGCCGTCTGCTCAACGATCTTACGCATCATCCAGTCTGCCGAGTCGATAACGATAGTATCGAACTCACGCTCTTTGACATGGTACAAGTCGACTAAGTCTTTGTAGAAGTCTTCGAGCTTCTGGTACTGTTTCGTACGAGCAACACCGAGGTAATTCAAGCCGCCTTCAAAGTCTAAGAACAGAGGGTTCTTCAACTTAGAAGCCAGGGTGGACTTGCCAACACCTGCTAAGCCATAAATCATTACCTTCGGTGCGGTAGTAGTGACACCTCTGATAATGTCTAAACTCATATGAGTCCTTTCCAAATTGTGTTTATAGTTGTTATTGTTCCCACCTATTTTTAATTTACCCTACCCAAATCATTTCGTCAATGACTTGGTCCGAAGGCAGTTCCGTTAAATAAGACGGCATAGCTTGAATGAGATAAGAGCTATGCTAGCACGCATTTTGCAGTAATTGCGATAACGAAAAGAAAAAGTCCAAGAGGTAATCAAGTTATTACAAGACTCTTAGTGCATAAAGTGAAGGTAATACATTAATGGATAATGATTTTGAATTATGCAACGCTGCCTTCGGCTTCTAATTGCTGAAGAACTGCAGTGACTCTTTAACGCCTGTGTGCTTTGAAGGCGAATCGCTTAGCGACGGAATAAGCTACGCTTTTTCGGCTCTTCTTCTTCGTCCGAGCCAAGCTTCTTATCGATAGACTGTAACAGTTCGATAATAACAAGTAGCTTAGGGCTGATATTGGCTTCCCATCCCATGTCGACATACTTAACCTCTGGTTCGAACGCTTCTTTCAGCATTTCGTTTACTGGCTTCGCTTCCACCTTTGCTCGTTTAGCTCGACTCTCGTCTGCCTGAGCATTTACTTGCCTGCGATAGTCCTCAATGTTTTCGCTCCCAAGTACGCGGTAAATTGTTGACGAGCTCATCTGCAAAGCCTTACTGATAGCTGTCTTCGTCATGCCGCTTTCTGCTAACACTTTGATGAGTGCGTAATTGTCGCCATTAATCTTTTGTAGTTTCTTATTTTCTTTGCCTTTTGTTGGCATATCTTTTCTCCTTTTATTATGTTGTTAATATACTGCTGCATGCTTTAGATATCTCTATATTACGAAGCCTCCTTTCTATTGTCAAGCCTCTTAGCCCAGTTCCTTTCCGAGAAATCGGACTTATTCTTCAAACAGTCATAAATGTCATCCTCGATAGTACCCTCTGTTTTCAAGTAATAGAAGAACATTGGGTGCTTCTGCCCTAAGCGTTTGATACGCCCTCGAGCTTGCAACGATGTGCTGTACGAATAGTTCGGCGATATTGAACACCAGTAATGGATGAACTGCAAGTTCAATGCTTCGCCACCACTAGCGTAGTGAGCAACCACGACATCGTATTTACCTATGGTGTCAGGCATCGGTATCTCATGGTGCTTGCCATCGATCCGCCATACCTTCGCACCCTTCGGCAATACCTTCTTCGCTATCTCGCAAACCACATCCTCTTCTTCAATGTAGTTGCAGAAGAACACACAGTTATCGCCAAGGTTCTCAATGAAATCAGCTAGCCACTCCTGCTTGTCCTTAGTGAAGCAGAGCTGCCTGAGGCAATGACACAGCCCTATCGTACTATCAATGAAGTTGCCGTCTGGGTCATAACGCGTGTTCTCCGTCTCGCGATACTGTTTGGACCGCTTGAACTTGATAACCTCATGCGTCTCAGGTGGCATCTCCCTAAACATCTGGTCGGCATTAGGCGAGGTTACGATATCGTCCCACATCTTCTTAATCTCATCGACCCTCACATAATACTGAATGTCTGGGTAGCCATAATAGGTATTCACGACGGCATAGTTGTTCATGAAGTCTGTCTTGTTTCGGACTTTTCCACATACCGTAAAGTAAGTAACAAAGTCCTTCCAGTCATCCCCAGGGGTGGCTGTGTAGCCAGTCCATACCTTAGTGTGCTTGCAAATACGACGGAAGCCAGCACCCATACCAGTCGTATATCCTTTGCATTTCTGCACCTCATCGAAGGCGAAGGCATACCCAGCCAAACGATACAACGGTAGCTTCATTGAATACTTGTCCAACTTATGCCATGAGATAACCTCGAAAGTTTCAAGGCTATCTAGCCACTCTTGTCCGTTCCACATCAGAGCCTCTCTCTGCATATCGCCAGACTTAGCCTTAGTGGCTGTCGTTATGATAACTATTTTCTTCTTCCCAGTATGCTTTAACCAGTTAAACATCACAGCTGTCTTGCCTGCACCTGTGGGGAGAAGACAAATGTGGCTACCATTATCTAAGTCTGCGACTGCTTGCTTCTGAAAGTTATACAGTTCAAGCATACAGCGTACTCTTTAAGCGGGTATTCTCTTCTAAAATACTACGGATCTCTTCGGCAGTCTCGGCTTGCATAAGTTCGGCAACGACTTTCTGCATAGCCTGCTCTTTGCGAGCTTCGCGGCGTCGCTTATTTCCAGCTGCATTATCAGCAATACGCTTCTTGCGATACTCTTCATCGTTGTGATATTTACGGTGGAGAGATTTGAGGCTGTTCTTCACATCCATCACATGCTTACACTCTGGCGAGCAGTAGCGTCTGCGTGCATCGCCTTCAAATTCTTTTCCACATACAACACATTTCATATTTACTCTCCTTTTTTAACATTGTCCATTACGCTCAGCCATTTCGTCAAGTTTATATTTCTTATCAGACGCAACATCCTGAATACACTCAGCCTCAAAATCAGCGAGAGCATCGGCTAGCCAGTCCCTAGCATACTCAATAATATCGTGATACTCATTATCGTTCAGATCGAGATGCTGGTCCTCGATGTAATCGTTAAGCGTATCTTCGCACGCTTCCCAACATAGGTCGTAGAAGTTCTCAAAGTAAATCTCATCATGTCCATCGTCATCTTTTCCGACGGTATATTCGGCATTACCACGAAGCCACTCTCGCAAGCCTTCCCAATGTAAAGTCTTAGCATAGACTTGCTCGCCAATACGCTTGATGTCTGCCTGTTGCACAGCATCGTAAAATGCTTTGTCATACTTATGTGGCTCAGGCATGAGGTCATCAATGCCTTCTTTAATAGCCAATAAATCTTTAATCTTACTCATTGCTTTTCTCCTTTGCCTTATCAATAAACTGTTGTGCTTCGTTATAGAAGTTGTCAAACATATCCCCACATAACTCCAAATGTTCTTGGAGGTGGCGAGGCTCGGAAGAAGAAGATGATGATAGTGAAGCCCTTGTCATCTCGAAGAGGGCGTTATGCACCTCTGCCTCTCTGTTCCCAAACTTAGCCATGTGGTTTTCGAGGCTATCAAAACTCCAATGCTCTTCGCCATCTCCCCAACCATTCTCGTCTAATGGTTCATTACCCACCTCGATGTCGCAATGCCACTCGCCTTGCCCATCTCGGTTCTGGTCGCTCGCATAGATATAGTAATGCTCATAGCGTTTAACATCATTTAATAGTCGGCGAAGGTCTGACACCTTCATTACAATATGCTTATCTTCCATCTTCTTCATGCTCCTTTGCTACTTCCATTAATACACCTTGGTCAATGCCAGTCATGTCGGCGATATGTTGAGCCACCCACATATCTTTTAAAAACTCAAGTGGCATGCCAACCTCGTCTTCTATGTCTAACTCTTTGTGCTTTATCTTGCAGTCAAATAATTCATAGGATATTTTGCACAAGCCCTCTAACATATCCCACGCAAGTTCTTGATAATTCATTTTTTCGTCTTCCATAGTTCTCTCCTTAATTCTCTGCATTTAGCATACAGATACCTTCTGTTAATATCGTGTTGTAGATTACTAAGCCCAACTGAATACGGCTCGCAGCTAACTCCTTCTCGCTACTGATAGGGTACATGGTTGGCTTGTCATCCCCCATGTAATAGCCACACGCCATATGCCCCATCGCATCTTTCGGTGGTTCTTTCTCGGTCAAGTAATACTTAGTTAAGTCTTCCCACACATACTTGCCCTCGTTCTCGCACTTATACTTGCGTTCCTTTTTCGGCACGCCCAGTATGTCATACTGCTCATCTAGGTGTTCCTTAATCTTCTCAGCATCACTACTCTCATAGTCGGTATAAGTATCGCTATACCCACTCTCTTCGTCCCACTCATCATCAGGCTCTATCTCGTCCATGTGATAAATTGTTGCAGGGTCATTGCTTGGTTGCACAGCGAACCAGAACTTACCCTCTTTACCTGTTTGGGTGCTGTAATATCTTCCCATAATCTTTTCTCCTTTGGCTTATTAGTTATTGTTCCCCCTCTAATTTAATACTAGCATACTTGCTAATTGTTGTCAATACTATTCTTCGTCCATCTCCTCATAAATCTTATTACGCAATTCGCTTAACTCATATGGCATATGACCATAAGTTCTATGCCCTAGCCATACCCACATAGCCTTGTCCATAATACTCTGTCTGCCATCAATAATGGCTTCAATAACCATACGCTCCGTATGCCAGTTCTCATTAGTTAGCATATCTAACCATTGCTTAACGGTCATCTTGTCAATTTCCGTAGCACTATTGTCCCAGTATTTCATTTTCTCATCTCCTCTAAAATATTATCTGCTTTCTCAATAATCTCAGCACCAATGGCTGGGTGTATCTTAGCCGTCAATGGGTTGCTCAAACCCTTTGCCAGCGTTTTAATGTCGTTTAACTCGCCAATAATATAATCGGCTAATACTTGGTCATTCATAGTTCAATTACATCTCCATCATCAGTTATTACATTATGCCCTTGAAACTCCAAACGATACCACTCTTCGCCCTCTTGCCCACAGTCTTCACACTTGTATGGGTAGTAGCACATTTCATCGGTGTATTTAATTGCTTGATAGTCTAGGTTGTAGCCACCACACTTAGGGCATATCCCTTGCTTATTCATATAATCTTCTTTATTCATGCTTCTCCTTTCTAATTAACGCCTGCGTTATTTAATCGTCCAACATTACCCAGTCCAAACTGTCATCTGTGTAACCCCAAAAGTCTAACAGCCTTTGTGCCACTTCTTCGAGTTCTAGGTCTTTGATATACTCAGATGTCATCATCTGCCCACCATCTTCTAACTCTACACTTTCCCCATCAACACTATATACTGATGTCATCATGTAGTCTTTCAAGCCTTCGGCTTCATCTTCTTTGGTCAAGTTATCGCCAGTCCCCTCAACTGCCGTGATTAACTTATTAATATCTCTAATAAAAAGTATCATTACTCTTTCTCCTTTTCTCGTTGAATAAAGTACAAGATATCTTCGGCGTGCATTTCGCAATACGCTTCTGATAGCATATACTCTTGTGCCACAGCATACGCTTGCTTGTCTGTTAGTTTAATATCGTGGTTGTTCGCCACATATTCCACATCTTCCTTAACCCACTCTAAATCTTCACGCTCCTTAATCTTGATATACTCTTCACGCAAATCATGTGCTAATGTTTTGATGTCCCAACTAGGGTTGTATGCTTCATTCTGCCCATACATTTTCTCCACCCACTTGCGTAAAAACTTTCTAAACTCTTTCTCAATATTCATAACTTTCTCCTTTAACTTATTACAATTTTCTTAAACTCGTCATATGCGTTTCGTGTAAAGATTTCTAATTCATCTCCGTCTGTTCTTAACACGGCTGTGCTTACCTTGCCTTCATCACTCCCCTCAATATGATTTAAGCAATAATATTCTGCACCACCATCAGTCTTGTGATAATACAATTTCATATTAAAAGTCCTTTCCAATATATACTCTTTTAATTAGTTTAGTTTTGCCATTACCAAAGATATCGGCTTGGCATTTTGGGCATAGCCCAGTCTTAATAAACTCACGCTCCACAGCGTTCAGTTCCTTAAACATCTCTTGAATATGTCCATGCCCATGCTCATACTCATAGAGTTTCTTCATCTGCTCTTCGTCTAGTGGCAAGCCATAATCTTCGCCACAACTCGGACAGCGTATAATCAACTTGTCTTCGCCTATCATCATGCTTCTTCTCCTATCAATTCAAAATCTTCATTTATCAGTTCCACCCCTAAGTTATATGCTAGTTCGCTTAATGCCCACTCCTTACCACTATTAAAATAATATTCATCTCTAAACTTACGCTTATCTCCTTTCTGCTTTTTAATCGTATCGTCTAGGGCTTCACGCTCCTGCTTATATGCTCTGCGTATAATCTTAGCCAATTCACTTTGCTTCATGTTTTACTCCTTTCTTTCTCAATTCATTTACACACCCCCAACATAAAGCACAATAGTCTATGCCCTCAATATCTATTCCGTTCAATACTGCGTTATCGCCATCATTGTCTTCGTCCCACTCAAAACTATCTACCCATAAAAAGTCCAACTCGCTATCGCCACACTCGCCACATCTATCGCAAGTGTTCCAACCTATCGGCTCTAACACATCTTCATGCAAGTTTATCTCGTTCTTCTCGCACTCTGCCCCCAACTCTGCACTACTAATTCTGCCATGCTCAATTTGGTCTTGTAATAGTTCTATCTTCTCTTGCCTAGTCATCTTCATTACACTCCATAGAATATAGTTCAGTAAAAGCGTCATCTTCGCTCATACCTTGTGCTTGATACTCCTTTAACTTTGCTTCAACAAAATCTTCTGATAAGTTTTCAAAAACATTACTCATACCTTATAGCCTCTCTTCTCTTAAAATGCTACGCAACTCATAGTGTGCTACACCTTGCATGAGGTCATACGCTTCTTCACGCAATGCCACAATTTTATTCGCCACCTCATCAAAATTGTTTAGCACATCTTCTAACTCGCTAATCATATGCTTATAGTAGTCAATACGCTTCCCTATCTCGGCTTCTATCTCGCTTGGTGTCAATTCAATGCAAGGGTGTAAATACTGCCCACGATTTATTAGCCGTCCTTGCTTCTCATACTCTTTGGCTTCTTCGCTACCACTATACACAGTCTTAGTTATGCTCATGGTGTCATCAAAGTAATGCCCCTTGTCATCACCCTTGCACACACTAATCTCTTTTTCGCTTGCGTTGTATCTGTTATTGCGAATAGCCCCCTTAGTAAAGTTCTGTGCAAGATTTTTAAAGTCCTTACCGTCCTTAGTCTTATAGCGTTCAATACCTGCCCACGCTTCAACAAGCACACTATATTCGTGCTTGCGTTGTTCTAGTTTTTTCTTCGCTTGTTCTGCATAGTAGTCCATAATTATTCCCTTCGTTTTATGCTTTATAGTTTAATGTTATCACACTTAATCTATATTGTCAATACTCCTTTATTCATTAGTTTAAAAATCTCTTTGGCTTGGCTTAACAAGCCGTCTAAATCACGCTTATAATCGCCAGTCAAAGCCGTGTCTGTGTCATAGATATCGCCGTCTTTATTGCTTGGCATATACCAGTCAAAGTTATAATCGCATTGCAAGTCATCAATATTAATAGCCACCTTAGCACATAGTGTAAAGATGAGATTATCGCCATATTTTACTTGCCACTTTTCGCCGTCATCATAGCCATCTTGCCACCCAATAACAATAGCCACCGTCTTACCGTCATCAGTATCGCCTAACTTGATATAACTCACGCCGTCAATATAGCCGTCTAGCATGGTGTCAATGGCATTTTTAAACTCTTTAATGCTTACCTTATTCATAATATTTAGCCCTTTATAATCTTTACATTTAATTTTTCACGCAAGTCATCAATATCATTTAGTAACTTAGTATAATTGACTAGCAATTTTTCATTTAGTGCTAACTCCATATCGTCATCATTAGCCTTAGCCCTTATAATTGCTTTATTAATATGATTAATTGCATTTTGATATTTATCGCCATAATCACTTAGGGCGAAAAACATTAGCCTTTTCTCTTCTTCGTTAAACATAATATTTTTCCCTTGCGATTTTAATAATCTTAAAGCCGTTTATAGTCATCGCATACACCATAAACGGCTTATGCTATCATCAAAATCATCACGCTGTTAAAATACCTTAAACACTTAGCAACGCTTGCAACGCTATAATACACTTTTCAGTTAAAACTTATGCTTTAAGCATAAGAGTGCTTTATGCCATCTATGGCACACCGCCCGCTACTTCGGCTGGCTGATTTGTGCATCAAAATAGATGCTTTTGTCAGTCCCGTCTTCAACGATATCCTTCGCTTGCATCAAAATGATGGGCTACTTATACCGTCTAGGTGTTCCATTGCAATTCAATACCGTTCAGTATTTACTATGCTTATGTATAAATTGTAACTTTTGCGATTTTTTGAGATTTACGCTTATCTTAGATAAGTATATTAATTAACTTATCTTAATTACATTATAAGCCATATTTACTAAAAAGTCAAGCACATTTTTAAAAAATGTTATAGTTTTTTGTTTAAGCCATTAATTAAAATTACTATATGCTAATATAAAAAACTTAATATGCTTATTTAGTCTTATGTGCTTATTAATGTGCTTAATGATATGTTATTTATTAACTTATCTTGACTTAATTATAGCACACATATTTAGTATTGTATAGTCTTGACATTTATAATTTTTATGGTGTAATATTGTAGTATATATCTAAACTTGCATGAATAACATAATATACTAAAAATGTCAATTTTTGATACTTTTGAAAAAAAAAGATTTATTTATCATATAAAGATTATATTTTGTCAAGCAATAGCATTATTATGATTATAAGCATAAGCCAAAAATGGACACACACGCACACACACGGACGCGAGCCGAGCCCCTCTATTCCTGTTAATCACTATCATCGCAATTATCCGCAGGATAAATGCCTCATCTTCTTCATCAGGAGCATCATCAGGAGCACC